TATATCGTTACATCGGGTCCAAGTTCTAATGGAATATCCGAATTTACTTTTTCTGGATCATTTGTAGATAATAATGGTGACGAATTACAAATACCAACACCATTTATAACAACTATTCAGGCATCAACTGGTGGTAAACCAATAGAAGAAGTAGCATCAATAAAAAAGTTTGCTCCAAGAGTATATGCATCACAAAATAGAGCAGTAACTTCTGCCGATTATGAAGCATTAATACCATCAATATACCCAGAAGTAGAATCAATATCAGTATTTGGTGGTGAAGAATTGGATCCTCCAAAATTTGGGAAAGTTTTTATTGCTGTAAAGCCTAAAAATGGTGCATACATTCCTAATAATGTTAAAGATAACTTAAAATTTAAACTTAGAAAATACGCAGTTGCGGGAATAGTTCCAGAATTTGTTGACTTAAAATATGTTTATATTGAATACGATTCTCAAGTCTACTTTAATACAAATTTAACTAGGTCTGTGAGTGTTGTTAAAAATAGAGTTTTAGATAATCTTACAAAATATGCAAAATCTACTGAATTAAATAGATACTCTTCAAGATTTAAATATAGTAAATTTCTAAAATTAATAGATGATTCAGATGATTCTATAACATCAAACATCACTAAAATCTCTATGCGAAGAGATTTACGGGTTGAAATTTCAAAATTTGCAGAGTATGAAGTATGTTTCGGTAATGAATTTTATGTTAAAAGTCAAAAAGGTTATAACATAAAATCTTCTGGATTAAATATACCTGGTGTTAGTGATACAGTGTACTTTTCAGATGTACCAAATCCAGATCTTTTGACTGGAAGATTATTTTTATTTAAATTGGGGTCTTCTTCAGAACCAGTTTTAGTTAGATCTGATGTTGGTGTCATAGATTATGTTAAAGGTGAGATAAAAATATCAACTATTAACATAATAAATTCAAAAAAAGTTGATGGTATTAATATCATAGAATTTTCGGTGATCCCAAAATCAAATGATATTATTGGAAAACAAGATTTGTATTTGCAATTAGACAATTCAAAGTCTAATATTGATTTAATTGAAGATTCAATATCGTCTGGGAGAGACGTATCTGGATCTCAATATATAGTATCATCAAGCTACTTAAATGGAAATCTAATAAGAAATTAATTGTATGTTAAATTCTAGAATAAAAACAAAAAATTTAATCAAGTCTCAAATTCCCGAATTTTTGTTTGAGGAATCTCCACGTATTTTAGAATTTTTACAGGAATATTATAACTCAGCAGAATATCAGGGTGGTCCACTAGATATTTTAAATAATATAGATCAATATGTAAAACTAGATAATATATCTGAACTATTTTTTACCACAGAATTATTAGAAGATATATCTTTTACTGATACAGAAATCTTCGTATCTTCAACCAAAGATTTCCCAAAAGAAAATGGATTAGTAAAAATAAATGATGAGATAATATCATACAAATATTCCACAGAAAACTCTTTCAGAGAGTGTACAAGGTCTTTTAGTGGAATAACATCATATAGAACAGAAATAAAAGATCAATTATTGTTTGAAACCTCAGTATCTTCAGAACATAAAAGTGGTTCTATAGTATATAATCTTAGTGTATTATTTTTAAAGGAATTCTTTAAAAAATATAAGTACCAATTTGCTCCAGGATTTGAAGGTGTTGATTTATACGAATCTATAAATGAAAAAAATCTTTTATACAAACTTAAAGATTTTTATTCCTCAAAAGGGTCTGATGTTTCTTTTGATTTACTATTTAAATCTATTTTTGGAATAGGTGCAAAAGTTATCAAACCAAGAGATTATGTAATACAGGCATCAGATACAGATTATCGCATAACAAGAGATTTGGTAGTAGAAAAGTTAACAGGTGAAGTTGAAAAGTTAATAAACTTAACTTTATTCCAAGATGAAGTTCCAGGTTTAATTAATTATGCATCTGGAACAGTAACTAATGTAGAGAAAATAATTAGAAATAATAGATTATATTATAAAGTAAGTTTAGATTTTTCTGAAGGAATTAATACAGATGTTTTTCAATACCACCCCAAAACATATTTAACTTCTAATACATTAGAAGGTCAAACATATCTTGATGTGGATTCAACATTAGGATTTCCAGATTCTGGAACTTTACAGGTAAGATTTGATGAATTTAATATTTTTACCATTGAATACACATCTAAAACATTAACTCAGTTTCTTGGTTGTAGTGGTGTAATAGAACTTGATAGATCATTTGAAATTTATTCTCCATTTTATGCATATTCTTATTATAATGATGAAATAATTAAAGTAAGAATAAGTGGAGTTTTATCTGATATTGATACTTTAGATGAAAGTTATTTCTATGAGGACAACGACAGGCTTGATATAGTTTCTCTAGGTATCAATCGTAATAATACTTTAAGTTCTAATTGGTTAGTAAATTGTTCTCCATATTTTACTGTATTAACGGTTCAACAACTTTCTGGATTTAGATATAGAGTAATTACTAAAGATCAAAATACAATTACCTTGGGCGATACTGTTACATTAAAGAGTAATAATGGAAATAGTTATACATCTCTTGTTATAAAAATTGCCAACAAAAATTCTTTTGATATTCAGTTAAATGATTCAATAAATGTTAATCTGACCTATATTGCTATTAAAAATATTAACAAAGTTAATACTGATGAAAATGAAAGTATAAAAATAATATCATCTAATGTTAGTAATGTTTATATCGATAAAAATGATGGGGTATATGTCACATCACCATCATTACCAAATTATTTAAATGTTCCTCTCAAATTTAAAGATTTTTCAGTTAAATTTAGTGGATTTTATGATGGATATGAATTAAATATTGGAAAACATCCATTCTTTACTGGAGATTCTATATCATATACCAATGGTGGTGTTAATAATAAATTAAATATCCCAGAAGGAACATATTATGTTAAAAAAATAAACGATAATGTAATACGCATTTGTACAAGTAGATCAAATATTTACACAGAAAATTATACTTTTGTGAGTGGAGAAGTTGTTGATAACATATTTCAAATAACTAAATTTGCAAATCAAAGTATTCAACCTCAACCTTTAATTAGAAATTTCGTCCCAACAATAAATTCTAGTGTAAAAACTAAAGTTGTCCCTGGACAAATTGGAATGTTACTTAATGGTGTTGAACTTTTAAGTTACAAAACTGGAGATTTTATTAATTATGGCCCAATAGATAAAATAATAGTTTCTTCTTTTGGTGATGAAAATTATGATGTTATTAATCCACCAATTTTAACTATTGAAGACACTACTGGGATAGGTGCTACTGGTGTTTGTCATGTTAATGGATCATTAAAAAGAATTGAAATACTAGAAAATAATTATTCCTTTACTAATGGTATACCAAAAGTAACTATTTCTGGTGGAAATGGGTCTGGTGCAATAGCAGAATGTAAAGTATCTAAAATATACACTTCAGTTGAATTTGGTGCATACTCAACATCTGGATTGATTGATTTAACTAATAATACCATAGGATTTACAACTTACCATAGATTTAATAAATTTGAAAAAATAATTTACAGTTCAAATAATCAAACTCCTGTAGGTGGATTATTTGATAATTCAGTATATTATGTAATACCAACTGATGCATCAAATATAAAACTATATTCAACATATGAAAATGCTGTTGCAGGATTAAATACCGTAAATATTACATCTTTTGGATCTGGAGTACATAAATTTACAACTTTTGACCCCAAAAATATAATATCTTCTATCGATGTCGTAGAAAGTGGATCTGGATATGAGAATAAAAGAGTGTTCTTCTTACCAGAACATGTTAACATTTATTCCGATATTATTAGAATAAAAGACCATGGTTATAAAGGAAAGGAAGTAGTTACATATGATTCTAATGAGACTTTAATATCAGGTCTTTCTTCATCTACAAATTATTATGTAAAAGTCATTGATGTTGATACTATTAAATTATCTCCAGTAGGAGTTGGATCCATTTCTGAAAATTATTACTATGATAATAATATTTTCAGTAATTTAATATCTATTGGATCTGGAGTACATGAGTTAAATTATCTACCAATTTCAGTAAAAATTGAAAATCCAGTAGGAATAATAACTTTTTCTGGGCAAGATTCTTCAGTTAAAATAAGACCTATTTTTAGGGGAAGAATAGAATCAGTTTCTTTAAGCAATTATGGACAACAGTATGGTGACCAAGAAATTATTAATTATAGAAAACAACCATCAGTGTATGTTTCAAGTGGAAAGGATGCAAGTATATCACCAATTATTTCTAATGGTAAAATAGTTGGTATTTTAATTAATAATGTTGGACTAGAATATAATTCAATTCCAGATTTAATAGTTGAAGGAGATGGTTCTGGAGCAGAATTACTACCTATTCTTAGTGATGGAAAAATTATTGATGTAATTATTAGTAAATCTGGTTCAAATTATACTCAAAGTAACACAAGAATACGAGTTTCATCATCTGGATTTGGTGTTAAATTTGAAACTTATATAAAATCATGGAATATAAACTTGGTGGAGAGGCTTATAACAACAGATCAAATAACAGATGATGATGGAATAATTTATAATGCGATCAATAAAAAATATGAATTAGAGTATTGTCATGCATATGCACCAAGAAAGTTAAGACAATCTTTACTTTCAACTTCAATTGGTGTTGATGGAACAACTATTTACAGAGAAGATTCCGTAAATGATACATCATCAATTAAATACCATTCACCATTAATAGGTTGGGCCTATGATGGAAATCCAATTTATGGCCCTTATGGATATGCAGATCCAGAAGGTGGAGTTGTAACCAGAATGAAATCTGGATATAGAATCATCAATTCTCCAATAAGACCTTCACTATATCCAGTTGGATTTTTTATTGAAGATTATTTTTATGATGGAACTGGTGATTTGGATGAATATAATGGAAGATACTGTAAAACTCCAGATTTTCCAGAAGGAATTTATGCGTATTTTTCAACAATTAATAATACAGAAGAATCTGATGGTCCTTTCAGATCATTCTTAAAACCAGTGTTCCCATATATCATAGGTGATAAATTTAATTCTAAAATAATAGATTTTAACTATGATCAAAACTCAAATCAAGATAAAATTAATATAAATTCAACAGGATGGTTAAGAAATACTTATTACTATGGATTACTGAATAAAAATAGTGGATATGATGTTATATTAGAACCAAATAAGTATACAAAAGAATACAATAGAATTGATACAACTTTCCCAGGATCTATTACAAATATTTCCATAGTTTCACCTGGAAAAAATTATAAAGTAAATGATGAAGTTGTATTTGATAATAGTGATGCTGGGGGATCTAATGCATTTGCAAATGTATCAGAAATAGTTGGAAAAAATATTGTATCTATAGCATGTACATCTTATAAAATAAGTAATGTTCAATTCATACCATATTCAAACACTGGAGTAATACTTGGAATATGTAGTGTGCCTTCATACTTGTCTGCTAATGATGTAATTACCATTAATAATTTAAACAATTATGAGTTAAATATATCCAATAGTTTTTCTGTTGGTATACTTACAAGTAAATTAATTCTAACTAAAAATTTAAATGCCCAAACATTTACTGGAGTTACTACTTTTATTGATGTTTATGGTAATTTAAATTATCCAAATGTACAAGTAAATGATATTTACAAAGTAGACAATGAAAAGATACAGATTTTAGAAATAGATAAGGAATTATCTAAGATAAAAATATTAAGATCATATGGGGGAACATCTGGAGTTGCTCACAGTGAAGGATCTGTCATGTATGAAGTTCCTAGGAAATTTACTATTAATGTTGGGTATACATCTTCAATTCAATATAAAATTAATAGTGATATTTATTTCAATCCTCTTGAAAGTTTAGGTAAGGGTAGTGGAGTTGGTATAGGGACAACAATATTTTTCTCTCATGTTGCTTATGGAGTAACTTCAAAAATAATTCCATATCAGTCCATATATTTAAGAGATCATGGATTACAAACTGGAGATCTGATTACATATACAAGCTCTGGTAATACTCCTATAAAAGTTTCTACTGGATCAACATCATATCCTGTCCAAGACTATTCTAAATTTTATGTTGGAAAAATTTCTAATGATCTTATAGGAATTTCAACTTTCCCTATAGGTGTTGGTAGTACTGGCGGATTTGTACAATTGGGATCTACAAATAAAAATGTTTTATTATCATTTATTGATCATGGTAGTGGTTTTAATCATAAATTTACAACTAATAATAGTAATACTATAGTTGGTGATATATTAAAATTAACCTCTACAGTCACAACACTTACAAATCATAATTTAACAGTTAATGATGTTGTGGATATTGATGTTAGATCTGGAATACAAACAACTTTTATAGTTAAGTATAATGATACTATTAGAAGAATGGTTATAAATCCATCTAGTTTTGGTATATTAGATGTAGATACAACTAATGATATAATTACCATTCAAAATCATGGTTATAAAACTGGTCAAAAAGTTTTACATACATCACAATCACCTACGGGTGGACTTTTAAATGATGAAATTTATTACGTCATTGTTTTAGATGAAAATAGAATAAGACTATCAAATAATTATTACAAATCTCTCAACAATATACTTAATGTAGATTATATTGATTTAGTTTCTCCTGCGGCAACAGGAGCATTATCATTAATAAATCCAGAGTTAAACGTATATAAAAATTCTACAGTTATTTTTAATTTATCAGATCTTTCACTATCTTCTGGTGGAAGACCAGCGTTCTCTTTCGATTTTTATCTAGATTCTGAATTTAAAAATAAATTCTACACCGATAATACAAAATCTTTCTCGGTAAGGAAGTTTGGATCTATTGGTGTAGATAATAATGCTTCAGTGTCGTTGATTATAGATGAAAATACTCCCGAAAAATTATTCTATAAGTTAACACCAATACTTTTTGACGGTCTTGGACTAGCAAAAGAAGAACTTATAGATGATAATTACAATATAACAAATAATAATTTATTAAATATCTTAGAAAGTTTGTATAATGGACTATATCCAGTATCTGGAATTGGTTCAACATCTTTCACATATATTTTAACAAATCCTCCAGAAAGAAATAGTTACAATTTAAATGAATCTGAGATTAAATATTTTACAAAATCACTTTCAGCTTTAGGTGAAATTAGTAAAATAACAATCCAATCTGGTGGTTTTGGGTATAAAAAATTACCAAATATAGCAAAAGTTAGAAGTGGTTTAGGAACTGATGCTTTATTATTACCATTTAGCGATAACATAGGAAAAGTTTACAAATATAAACTAAACGATATTGGATTTGATTATCCAACTGATAAAACTTTAAGTCCTTCCACACTTTTACCAAAAATATTTAAAATTGAACCATTATCAAAATTTGAAAGAATTAAAATACTATCTCCAGGTGTTAATTATTTTGTATCTCCTCAGTTAGTGGTATTGGATGGTTTAACTGGAAGAGTAAATGATGAGGTTGATTTAAGATATGAAATTGGAGATTATGAAGTAAACATTGTAAGAAACACTACTGGTGTTTATAACATTAGTCCTGTAATTTTACCAACAAATAATCCAAATGGAACTAGAATTAGTTCTATTTCATATAATTCAGGAACATACGATGTTACTGTTGGTCTTGCAATAAGCTATAGTAGTATAAATGATTTTCCTTTTGAAGTTGGTGATGAAGTTATTGTAGAAAATACCAATATTGACATTGTTGAAGGTGGAAATGGTTATAATTCTGCAAATTATGGGTACAAATTATTCACATTAACAAATATTAATCCAGATGTTGGGGGAGAAAATCCAACTATAACATACAATATTGGTGACTTACCAAATCCAAATCCTGGAACATTTGATACATTTGAATCTATAGGAACTGTTACTCCTAAAAAATATTTTCCAATTTTTGAAATAACTTTAGTTAAAGATAGATTTATTTCTGGTGAAAAAATAATCTCTGAAAGTGGAGTTGAAGGTATTGCCCAGTCATATGATTTTAAAAATGAATATTTAAAAATTAATACTACAGAAAACTTTAAAGTTGGTGATTTAGTAACTGGAGAATCTACAAAGAATAGGGGATTAATATCACAAATTATACTTTTCGAAACAAAACACAATATAGATGGTAGTGCTATCTTATCGAAGGGTTGGAAAAATAATATAGGAGTTTTGGGTGATAATTTACAAAGATTACATGATAATGATTATTACCAATATTTTTCATATTCTATTAAATCTAATATTTCTATTGAAAATTGGAATTCATTAGTTAGTGACTTAAATCATACTTTAGGATTTAAAAAGTTTAGTGATCTTTCTATAGAATCTTACGCTTTTGCTGCTGAGGATAGAGTGGGATTAGTTACTGCAGCACAGCAACTAACAACTTTAACTTCATTAGCAACTCTTGATAGTAATGTTGATATTAATTTATATAAAGATTTTGATATTTCCAGAGAAAAGCCAATAATAGTCGATGATAGATATGTTTCTAATGAAATATTGTTTAACACTCCATTTTTACAGAGTTATCTAGAATTTATTGGGAATAGGGTTTTAAAAATAGATGATATTAGCTCACAATTTGATAGTTCTACTAGATCTTTTGAACTTAATCATAAAGGAGAACCAATTTTTAGCATTGATTTTAATGCTTCTGTTGGTTCTGTAGTTGGTCTAACTGATAATACAATATATCTACCAAATCACTTTTTTGTTAGTGGTGAAGAAATTGAATATATTCCATTTAATAGTATTACATCAAATGCTATTGGTATAGGGACAACATTTTTTGTTGGTGTTGGAACTACATCAAAATTACCATCATCAGTTTATGTTATTAGAATAGATTCTAGAAGAATACAATTAGCATCATCTGCACAAAATGCTTTACTGTTTAATCCTATACCATTATCTTTAACTTCTGTTGGAATTGGAAGTACTCATACATTGAGATCGAAAAATGTAACTACCAGAGCGTTGGTTAGTATAAATGGTATTATACAATCCCCAGTTGTTTCTACTGCAGTAACTTCAACAATTGTTTCTACAGTTGGGATTGGGAGTACTATATTCCCGCTAAGTGGAATATCTTCTATTTTTAGTGGAGATCTGATTAAAATTAACAATGAAATTATGTTTGTCACATCTGTTGGGGTGGCAAGCACAAATTCAATTACAGTTTTCAGAAGTTGGGTGGGAACAACAGAAAGTTCACATTCAAGTAGTTCTTTAGTGACAAAAATATCTGGATCTTATAATATAGTTGGAAATAAAATACATTTTTCGGAACCAATTAGAGGATTGACACCTATAGGTACAACATCTAATGGCCCAAATGATGTTGATTACCTTGGTATAAGTACTTCTACTAGGTTTGATGGTAGAGTTTTCATTAGATCAGCATTAAAACAAGGATTTACAAGTACTTACGATAAAGCTTATAATACAAATTATATTTTTGATGACATATCACAATCTTTTAACGGTATAACTACAAGTTATACATTAAAACAAAATAAATCAAATGTTACTGGATTTAGTACATCAAATGCTATAATTTTAATAGATGATGTATTCCAAGGACCACAAAGATTGGGTTCACCATTAACAAATATAAACGGTGACTACAAATTATCCGAAATTTCTGGACAAACAAATATATCATTTACAGGTAATCCAGCAAATTTCCAAGTAACTAATGATATAAACACATCTACAGTTCCAAGAGGTGGAATAATAGTTTCTGTTGGATCTACCAATGGATTGAGATATCAACCTTTAATTGGTGCGGGTGGAACTGCAATAGTATCCGCCGCTGGAACAATTCAATCAGTATCTGTTGGAAACTCTGGATCTGGATATAGAGTTGGTGTGCAGACATATATTAGAGTTGGTGTACAAACCTATAGTTCTGGAACTCCTAAGATCACATATGTAGGATATGCAAATGCTGCTAATGGAAAAATAACTAATGTTGTCATTACAAATGCAGGAATAGGGTATACTAGATCCAATCCACCTAAAGTTGTTATAGATCCACCATTAAATTATTCGGATATACCCCTAATATATTCATCAAAGTCACCATCAGGTATTGGTACTGGCGCAACAGTAGATATAACAGTTGGTCAAGGATCAAGTGTTATTAATTTTGAACTTAAAAATCTTGGATACGGATATGGACAAGGTGATATATTAACTGTACCAATGGGTGGGACCACTGGGATACCTACAGATTCATCCACATTTACTTTATATGCATTTGAAGAATTCCAATTAACTATTGATAAAACATTTAATTCCAAATTCTCTGGATGGAGCGTCGGTGACATATTGGTATTGGATAATATTGAACAATATTTTAATGGTAGAAGAAGAATATTCCCATTATCTAGAAATGGTGAAAGAATATCATTCTTCCCAAGAAGATCCTCTGGAATTGATTTACAATATAACCTACTTGTTTTTATTAATGATATTTTACAAGTTCCAGGAGAATCTTATACATTTAATGGAGGAAGCACGGTTAGGTTTAATGAACCACCTAAACCAAGACTTGCTGGATATACAACTCCTGGAGACACTTGCAAATTATTAATTTATACAGGAACTGAATCAATTGACGTTAATGAAGTTGATGTCATAGAGACTTTAAAAATTGGGGATGATGTCCAATTCTTTAGTGACTTGGATATAACATTAAATCAAGATAAGAGAATAGTTGTAGACATAAATTCGGCAGATACTGTTGTAACTAATACTTATGCTGGTCAAGGAGTTAGTGATACTGAATTATTAGAAAGACCTATCAATTGGATAAAACAAACATCAGATAAAATTATTGATGAAATAGAAGTTGGTAAAGATAGAAAGTACTATGAACCAAATATTCATAGTCAATCTATAATTCTTAGCAATGTTGGTATTGGATCAACAGTTGTTTATGTAACAACTGTTAAATCACTATTTGATAATCCAAAAGAAGGTATTCAAGTTAGTAAAGCAAAAATTGTAGAAATTATATCAAATGATTCTCTGTCATCTGGTATTGTTACAGCAACAGTTTCTATATCAAGTACAATTACATCGTTGAATATAGTAAATCCTGGTTCTGGTTATACATCAAATCCAACAGTATCAATCCAACGCCCAGGAATAGGAATAACTGGTATTGCTTCAGCAACTGCAAATGTAACAAGTGGAGTTATAACTTCATTTACTATAACTAATCCTGGATTTGGATACACTACAGGACCACTTACAGGACTAGTAGTTAACCAACAAGGAATTGGATATCCACCATTATCATCATCATCTAACATATTTACAAATGCTAGATTAAAAACTTTAACAGGATTTGGTAGAGGTGCAACAGCCACTATTGAGATTAATATTTTAAATAACACAGTTTTCTCAACAACAATAACTGAAGGTGGTACAAATTATAAAATTGGAGACTTATTATTCATAGATTCTTATGACAGTGTTGGTCTTGCAACAACTTATAGAAGAACTACATTAGCATCCCCATTGGTATTTTCAGTTACTGGTATTAAAGGTCCAAATGTTTTAATATCTCCACCCATAATGCAGATAGAGGAAATTTCAGATGTTTCTTATGAGGGTGATTATGGATTAATTGTTGGTATTGGAACTACTAATGTTGGTGTTACAACTGGTATTATATTTGATTTTTATATCCCACAAGGATCTCCTTTGATGACCGATGGGCATGGAATTACTAAGAGTGGTATAAGAACTGGTGATTATTTTGTTGTCACAAGTTCTTCAGTTGGATTCGGAATAACAACATTAACAAGAAGTGGATCTATTCTAGGAATAAGTACAGAAAACTTAGATAATGTGTATGAAGTTTACAGCACATCTCAAATTAATAGGTCAATACCTTCTGTTGGAATTTCGACAGTAATTAGAGTTGTTACCAGTGTTTCTAGATATAATGGATTGAATACTGTTGTTGGAATAGCTTCTACTGCTTATTATGGGGCATACAGTTGGGGTAAAATTCTTTTCAGCAATAGATCTACACCAAAACAATTTACAGTTAAAACAAATCGTTTCTCTGGTATATCTACAAATCCAATTGTACGTAGAAAAAATCCACTGGCATTTGATAATTACTTGTAATCTATAATAAATAACTAAAAATTTTTTAAAATGTCTGCTATTATAACGGATCAATTAAGAATAAGAAATGTAAAAAATTTCATATCCGAGATAACTTCTTCGGATAATTCTTACTATGCATTTTTAGGGTTACCAAATCCAACAGATGTTTCATCTACTTGGGATACAAATCCACCATCACCTAAAGACAGTTTAAACGAAGAAAATAATTACTGGGATACTATAATTGCACTAAAAAAAATATCTTCTAATGATATAAAACCAGTGATTAGAAAAATCACATGGTCTTCATCAACAATTTATGACATGTATCGTCATGACGTAACAAGAACTAATTTATCAAAACCATCAAATAAAACAAGTTTATATAATGCAAATTTTTATATCTTAAACAGTGAATATAGAGTTTATATTTGTTTAAATAATGGTGTTGACCCAGAAAATCCAGATGGAAAACCATCTTTGGATGAACCAAAATTTACCGACCTAGAACCTAGATCAGCTGGTACTAGTGGTGATGGATACATTTGGAAATATCTTTACACAATTTCCCCATCGGATGTTATTAAATTTGAATCTGTAGATTTCATTCCTGTACCCATAGACTGGGATACAAATTTAGAATACCAATCTATTAAAAATAATGCAACTTCTAGTGGTCAATTAAAAGTTGCAACAATTACAGATCGTGGATTTGAAGTTGGTCCAGCGGATACCACATATACAAAAGTTCCTATTAATGGTGATGGTATTGGGGCAGAAGCAACTATTGTTATTAATAACGATTCTAAAGTAGAATCTATAACCATAACTAATGGTGGGAGTGGATATACTTATGGAACAGTAGATTTACAACTAGGAAATGTTCCTTTAGGTACAGTCACACCACAATTTGATGTAATTATACCACCTCCAAATGGTCATGGTTTTGATATTTACAGGGAACTTGGTGCAACTAATGTATTAATTTACAGCAGAATTGAAAATGATGACCAAAACCCAGATTTTATAACTGGAACAAAAATATCAAGAATAGGAATAATTGAAAACCCACAATCATACGAATCAAGTGCAATATTAAATGATAGTAGAGCAAGTGGTGTATATGCATTACTATTGAAAGGATTAACACCCAATCAAAATGATTATAAAACAACAGCATTTACTTACAATACAATAATTTCCCAGACAATTGGTGCAGGAGTAACTGCTATAGGTAAGGTAGTTTCATATGATCCTACTACTGGTGTTTTAAAATATTGGCAAGATAGATCATTAGTTGGATTTAATACTGATGGAACAAAAAATAGTTCCCCTTTATATGGATATAAATTAAATAGATTTACTGCAGATGTTACTGGATCTGGATCTTTAAAAATTGTTGGTGGAACAAAAGATTTATATATTGATAGTGGATTTGGTAATCAAAACAATCCTGGGATAAGTACTGTCATAAATAATAGAACTTACTACCTTGGACAATCTTTTATAAAAGGGGTATCTAATCCAGAAGTAAGAAAATATTCTGGAAATATAATATACGTTGATAACAGACCATCTATAACAAGATCGGTAAACCAAAAAGAAGACATCAAAGTTATTTTGCAATTTTAAAGAATTATGCCACAGGAACTAAATTTAAATGTCTCCCCATATTTTGATGATTTTGATCCCAAAAAGAATTACTATAGGGTTCTGTTTAAACCAGGATTCCCAATTCAAGCTAGGGAACTAACAACTTTACAATCAACACTACAAAATCAATTAGAGACGTTTGGGCATCATCTGTTTAAAGAAGGTTCTCAAGTAATTCCAGGTAGATTAAATTACACTAACGAACTATTCAACGTTAGTGTAGAGAATAATTTTTTAGGATCTCCAATAACTTCGTATCTTCCAAATCTAACTAATAGAATAGTTCGTGGTGAAAGATCAAATGTAAGAGGAAAGATATTTTTTACAAACCCATCTTGGGAAAATTCTAGAGATTATTTTACTATTTTTATAAATTATATCTCAGAAGGTTCCGATCAAAAGAAACAATTTGATAACCAAGAAAATTTAATTTTAGATGATGATATATTAGATCCAGCATTAAATTTCCAAAAAGGACAAGCAGTATTAACAACTTCGGTAAGTAATGCTTCTTCTGTTGGGTCTGGTGTATTTTTATCTGAAGGTGTATATTTTATTAGAGGTACATTTGTTAGAGTAGAATCACAAACATTAATTATAGATTCTTATAGTACAACACCTTCTTGTAGAATAGGTCTTGAAATAAAAGAAGAAATTATAACAGCATCACAAGATTCTTCTTTGTCTGATAATGCAAAAGGATTTAATAATTATGCAGCTCCAGGTGCAGATAGACTAAAAATTACTGCAATTTTAGCAAAGCGTCCTTTAGAGAGTGATAAAAACGAAAGTTTCATTGAGTTATTAGTAATTAGAAGTGGTAGTGTATCAAAATTACAACAAAATCCAACTTATAATGTTATTGGTGATGAACTAGCTAGAAGAACATATGAACAATCAGGTGATTTTTATGTAAGACCATTTACAATTAGTGCTTACGAATCTTTAAATAATAAAAAAGGAAATCAAGGTATTTTTGAGAGCAATCAATTAACTTATGGTGGAAAAGTTCCAAGTGATAATCTTGGAGTTTATAAAATTTCACCAGGAAAAGCATACGTAAAAGGTTATGAGGTTGAGTATGCAGGAACCTCATATTTAGATTTTGAAAAAACAAGAACGGTAAAAACTTTAAGTAATCAAAGTGTAAATTATATAACTGGACCAACTCTCACTTTAAATAGAGTTTTAGGTGCTCCCAAAATTGGATTTACAACATCTACAATTAGTTTAAGAGACACTAGAATTGGTATAAATTCTCACATAGCATCTGGTAAAGAAATAGGTGTCGCTAGAGTATACGATTATGCATTAGAAACTGGATCATATGCATCTAATAATGATTTGAACGAGTGGGATATCTCTTTATATGATATTCAAACATATACGGAAATATCGCTAAATGAAACAGTATCATTAACAGTTCCCACGTATATTGAAGGAAGATCTAGTGGTGCAATTGGACATTTAAGATATAATACAACCACTGGAATATTAACATCTTATAATACAAAAGGAACATTTTTATCTGGAGAAAAATTAATTTTCAACGGTGTTGAAAATAACAGAATATCAACAGCAGTAACTTCTTATAGTATTAGTGATGTTAAATCACTTTACAGTTTAGTTGGCACTGGTGTTACGTTTAATGGTGATACTAAACTATATCCAAAACTAACAATAGGTCAAGTAAATATTACAGGGAAGTCTGGGACAGCACCAGGAGTATCTACTGTCACCTCAAATTCTTTAGAATTTACAAATAGAGTAAGAGTTGGTGATTTAGTTTCTTTCACTAATACAACATCAAGCAATTCTCAAGTTAAAACTTATGCTAAAGTACAGTCTATAACTGGAGATTATACTATAGTAATAGTAGGAATTAATACCGTCAATTCTATAAATGATGGTGGATTACCAACGTCTTCAATTAATCCTGTAGACTTTTCAGTTATTGGATCAAAATATCAATCATCAACTGATAATACATTATATACTCCTCTACCTAAAGAATGGATATCTGAAGTAGATCTAACTGGTTCTTCTCTAACAATTAGAAAAGAATATAATATAACCATCACAGCAAATTCAACAAATACTTTACAAGCAGATACTGGGGAAACATTTTTACCTTTTGATGAAGAAAGATATGTATTGATAACTTCTACTGGAATTGTAGAACCTTTATCTAGTGATAAATTTACGTATTCTGCTGGAAATAAGGAAATAATAATACAAGGTTTACAAACTTCTTCTGGAACTGGGAGATTAATTGCAACATTACAAAAAATAAACTTAAAAAATAAAATTAAAAATAAAGTTAGAGTAAATTCAATTATTGTAAATAAATCCCAATACACTCAATCTGGTATAGGATCAACTACTCTAAATGATGGATTATCATATGGTAACTATGGTTATGGACTAAGAGTTCAGGATAGAGATCTATGTCTATTATATCCAGATGTTACTAAAATATATGGCATCTTCGAATCGAATGATATTTCAGACCCATTGTTACCAGAATTAACAATGATTGGTTTGAATGGTCCTACTGGAAGAGTTGATGACTTGTTATTAGGTGAAGAGTTTATAGGGGAAGAAAGTGGTGCCATAGGAATTTATTCAGAATTTGTAGATAGTTTAAATCTAGGATTTGTATATTTGAATGACCTTAGATTTAAAATTGGAGAAAGAATAAAGTTTTCAGATAGTAATATAAACGGTATAATCCAAGGATTTGCGGATGGTTCATCCAATATTACAAACAGATATACACTTGATAGTGGACAAAGAGAAACTATATGTGACTATGCAAGAATTATTAGAAATAATAATTCTGGTGAACCAAAAAGAAAATTAAAAATTATTTTTGAAAGTGGAAGTTATTCCTCCACTGATGATGGGGATATAACTACAGCATCGTCGTACAATCAATTTGACTATTGTATTCTTCCACAAATTAAGAATAACATTAAATTGACTGATGTTATTGATATTCGTCCAAGAGTTTCTAAATTTGATGCAAACACAACTTCATATTCTCCATTTGAATTTTATGCAAGATCATTTAATTCGCTAGATAATTCATCGAAAAATATTCTAGCATCAGATGAATCAATTGTATTAAATTACTCATTCTATCTACCAAGAATAGATAAACTATTTTTATCCAAAACAGGAATATTCCAATTAGTAAAAGGTACTCCTGATGAAAATCCACCTACACCAAACAATATTGATGATGCTCTAGAAGTTGCTACTATCAGTCATCCACCTTACTTGTGCAATACTGTTAATTCGAGTATCAGACTGAAAGAGCATAAGCGTTATAGAATGTCTGATATTGCTTTATTAGAAAATAGAATAGAAAATCTAGAGTATTATACTGCACTATCACTATTAGAAACAAAAACTGAGAATTTACACATACCAGATAGTTCTGGATTAAACAGATTTAAATCTGGTATTTTTGTAGATAATTTTTCAGATACAAAAAATCAATTAAAAATTGGACCAGTAACTAATAGTATTGACCCATCTAACTTAGAACTGAGACCTTCTCCTTTCGTAACTCAAGTTGATTTATTACTAGGATCTCAATCATTAATTGGAATAGGAACATCAGCATCACCTTTATCTGATGTAAAGTTCTCCAATGATTTGATTGGGACTAATGTAAGAAGAACAGGACAACTATTAACACTAGATTATTTTGAAAGTTTAGAACTTCAACAGCAGTTTGCAACAAGAGTTGAGAATGTAACTCCATATCTAGTAACTTCATATACAGGAACAATTGATCTTTTCCCATCATCTGATATATGGATTGATCAAGTGCGTATGGCAGCACAAACCATTGAGGTTGATAATTATACCGAAACAAGAAATCAATTAGTCTTTAGTGGATATGATCCACAAACAGGATTAAGTCCAGTTACTTGGGGTGCTTGGGAAACAACTTGGACTGGTAGAACTGTAACGGTAACAAATCAATCGGTTCAAACTGGTTCATCAGTTCAAAATACTGGTAATGCGATTGTAACCACAAACACTTTCCAAAATACTGAAACTACTACTGTAAACAGAACTGGTACTCAAACTAGACAAGGTAATCAATTAAGATTGTCTGAGCAGATTAATATTCTGAGTGAAGGTGATCGTGTAGTAAGCACCTCGGTTATACCTTTCATGAGGTCTAGAAATATAGAATTTACTGGAAAGAAATTTAGACCATTCACCACAGTTTATGGATTCTTCGATAGTGTGGAGGTTACTAGATTTGTTATTCCAAAACTTATCGAAATTAATATGATAAGTGGGCAATTTGTGGTTGGTGAGCGTGTTGTTGGTAGAATGACCACGGGAAATGAAACTGAAACAAATTCTTCTACAGCATCAATATCATTTAGAGTTGCCAAATCCAATCATAAATTTGGACCAATTTCCAACCCAACTGATGTTTTTACTGTAAGTCCTTATAATAAGAATTACACTATTCCTTCAGATTACTCAAGTTCTTCTATTTTATTAAACGTTGATACGGCTTCATTAGCAGATAATACTCAAGGATTATACAGTGGTTTCATTCAACCTGGGATGAGAATTAGAGGTTCTCAAGGAGAAGCTATAATTACAAGTGTTAGATTGGTAACTGATCAAATTGGATCTATTATAGGTTCTTTCTTTATTCCAAATCCAAATATAATAACAAATCCAAGATTTGAAGTTGGAATAAAAGTTTTTAGGTTGACCAGTAGTTCTGTAAATACGACTATCGGTGGATTAGTTTCTACTTCTGGTGAAGAGCAATATTTTGCTCAAGGATCTATTAATAACTTACAAGAAACAATAAGATCAACAAGAAGTCCTAGATTTACTAATGTATCAACTAGTGAGACAAGAGATGTAACCGACGTATCAACTACACAAGTTGTTACCAATAGTCAGACTGTTAGTACTCAACCTCTACCACCACCACCTCCTCCTCCACCACCAGCACCAAACCCACCACCAAGACCAAATCCAAGTCCACCACCTTCACCACCAAGACCAGGGAATCCACCATCTCCCCCTCCTCCACCACCACAACCAGCACCACAGCCTCAACCTGCGCCGCCGCCACCTACACCAAGGCCAGACCCTCCACCACCAAGGAGACCCGATCCACCACCACCAAGAGGCGGGAAGGACCCTCTGGCGCAGTCTTTCTTTGTACCTAATCCTACAGGAAGATTTGTTACTACAGTTGAGTTATTTTTTAGGACTAAAGATCCAGTAGCTCCAGTTGTAGTTGAACTTCGTTCAATGAGAAATGGTGTTCCTACTGAAGAAGTGTACCCATTTGGACGTGTAGTTTTAACACCTGACGAAATTTTTGAAACCTTTGATGGATCTCAAGCAACACAGATACACTTCCCATCTCCAGTTTACTTAGAAGGTTCTAAAGAACATGCTGTAGTAATACTTACAGATTCAAATGAATATACTTTATGGATTTCTAGATTAGGTGAAGTTGACATTTCTACTGCCAGCCTACCAGAATCAAGACAGATATTGGTTTCAAATCAAACAACATTAGGATCACTATTTAAATCTCAAAATGCTTCTACATGGACACCAAGCCAATATGAAGACTTGAAATATAATCTTTATGCGGCAGTATTTTTGGAAAATAATGGTTCTGTTACTTTCTACAATCCAGAATTAAGTACTGGAAATAACCAAGTAGCACAATTGTTAAATGATTCTCTAGATTTTAATGCTAAAAAAATAAAAATCACTTTCCCAAATACTATTAACACAACTGGATTAGTTCTCGGTAACACGATAATTCAATCTGGGACAAATGCATCTGCTGATTATGTTGGTGCTGGTGGTTCCGCATCTGGAACATTGGGTATAATAAACGCTGGAATTGGATACACTCCATCAAATGCTTCAAGTTATACATTTAATAATGTATCCTTAACATCTCTAACTGGAGATGGTAAGAATGCTACAGCAAATATTACTATAAATGGTGGTGTTGCTATTGCAGCTACAATAGTTAATGGTGGATCTGGATATCAAGTTGGTGATGTATTAACAGCACAACAAGTTGGTACACAGTCATTAGGTAGGAATTTGAAATTCTCATTATCTACTCTTTCTGGTGTAAATGAATTAATCCTAGATCAAGTTCAAGGTGATTTTGAAGTTAGTGGCAGTAAAGTTGTACAATATATAAGTCCAACAACTGGAATAACAACCATAGTTACAACTTCAGGATCTAATTCATTAATAAATCAAATTGAAACTTATTCATTGGTTAATGATGGTTTACATATCAAGGTAAATCATAAAAACCATGGTATGCATTCCGATTTAAACCGTGCAGTACTATCAAATATCAAAGGTGATAAAATTCCTACCAGATTAACACTAAATTATTCAAATTCAGATTCTGGAGCGATTAGCATTGCAAGCACTGCTAATTTCAATACATTTGAAAATGTATCTGTTGCTTCAACTAATCCTGGATATGTAATAATAGAGGATGAAATTATTTCGTACACTGGTGTAACAAATGGTCAGTTAACTGGCATTGTAAGGGGTATAGATGGTACAAGATCTTTCACATATCCAAGTGGTACTGTTGTCAGTAAATATGAAGTAAATGGTATTTCTCTAAGGAGAATTAATAAGACGCATTACTTACAAGATGCAAATGTCGAGAACCCAATTGGTTTAGATTACTATTATATTAAACTTGATATGTCTTCTAATGGTGTCAATAGATCTGTTGGAACATCATTCCCCAAATTGTATATCCCAGAAACTAAATCATGTGGTGGTAATTTAATTAATGCAACACAAAATATACAATTTGAGGCAGTTAGACCAATTGTTCAAACAATGATATTACCATCAACAAATATAACTGCTACTATTAAAACGACAACGGCAACTAGTATAAGTGGTAATGAAATCTCATTCATTGAGACAGATTCTGCACCATTAAATCTCAATACTCATACGTATTTTAACACACCTAGATTAATTGCATCTAGAGTAAATGAAACTAACAATTTATTAACTTCTCCTGGAAATAAGTCGTTGTCAGTAACATTTAATCTAACTACTGAAGATTCCTTTGTTTCTCCAGTAATAGATTTAGATAGAGTGGGTCTTATTCTTATTACCAATAGAGTTAACGATATAATTGAAGACTATGCCAACGATGGCAGAACTTCATCAATTCTTACAGATCCAACGGCATTTTCTTATGCAACCAATGTGATTGGGTTAGAAAATTCTGCAACTTCCATTAAAGTTCTTCTTGCAGCGTATGTTAATAACACTAGCGAAATAAGAGCTTTCTATGCAATCTCTAATACATTAGAGAGTGAAATGATTTATTATCCATTCCCAGGATATTCTAATTTGGATGTAAATGGAAACATTATTGATATCTCTAGAAACAATGGTCTATCAAATAAATTTGTATCAAAAAATACAACTTTAGGGTTTGAAAGTAAAGAGTTAACCTTTGCTGATTATGAGTTCTCTATAGATAATTTACCTGAATTTAAATATTTCAGTATAAAATTGGTAGGAACGTCTACAAATCAGGCATTCCCACCAAGAATAAGGGACCTTAGAGCAATAGCATTAGCATAATTATGGAAATGCGTTATTTAAACGTTGAAGGACATCCCCATTTGGTTAGGGATGTCCTAACAAATGCAATCATCAATACTGATGATCAATCACATAAGGCATACTTGTCTTTAAAAAATGCTAAAAAAAGAGAACATAGTACCATTTATAACATTGAAAATGAAGTCGATCAGTTAAAATCTGATATTAATGAATTAAAGTCAGATTTAAACGAAATTAAAAATTTACTTGGAAAGATTATCAATGGATCACACTGATATTGAATTAACTAGTATTTCAAAGTCATTTGAATATGAGAAATTATCTAGAGATATAGATAATATAGATGATATTAATGCTTTGAGAAATTTAACTAAATCTTACATTAAGTTATATTTTCAGCAACAAGAGGTTATTTCTAACTTAGGACAGTTATAAAAAATGGCAAAACCATCCTCACGACAAGAACTAATAGATTACTGCTTAAGGAAACTTGGAGCACCAGTTTTAGAAATAAACATTGCCGAAGAACAAATTGAAGATCTAGTTGATGATGCCATTCAATTTTTCCAAGAAAGGCATTTTGATGGTGTTTCTCAGATGTATTTAAAACATCAAATTACACAGGATGATATTTCTAGAGGCAGAGCTACGTTTGGTGGGGTTGGTATTGCGTCTACGAGTGCGACTACTTCAATAGCTGGAACTCCAACAACATTTAATTATTTTGAAAATTCTAATTATTTGCAAGTTCCACCTTCCATCATTGGTATTAATAAGATTTTTCTTTTTGAAGGATCTAATAGTATCTCAAGTGGTATGTTTAGTATAAAATATCAACTATTCTTGAATGATATTTACTATTGGGGATCAACGGAACTCTTAACATATTCTATGGTTAAAAGATATCTTGAAGATATTGACTTTTTATTGACAACTCAAAAACAAATAAGATTTAATCAAAGAATGGATAGATTGTATCTAGATATTGATTGGTCTAGTGTTACTGTTGGACAATATCTAGTAATTGATTGTTATAGAGCATTAGATCCAAACGATTATAGTAGAGTTTGGAACGATTCATTTTTAAAGCCCTATTTGACTTCATTAATTAAAAGACAATGGGGACAAAACTTAATTAAATTCCAAGGAGTAAAACTTCCAGGTGGAATTGAACTGAATGGAAGACAATTATATGATGATGCCCAAAGAGAAATAGATGAAATTATGAATAAAATGTCTTCGACATATGAATTACCACCACTAGACATGATAGGGTAAGAAATTCTATGGCACTCAATCCATTTTTTCTTCAAGGATCACAGACAGAAAGAGGTCTTGTACAAGATCTTGTAAATGAGCACTTGAAAATTTATGGTGTTGACATATATTATATTCCAAGACTATATTTCAATGAAAAAACTATTATTGAAGAAGTAATAAATTCAGATTTTAAATATGCATATCCAATAGAAGCATATGTAGAAACATATGATGGATATGGAAATGTTGGCACGTTAATGTCCAAGTTTGGAATTCAAGAACTTGATGATTTAACATTAACTATTTCTAGAGAAAGGTATGAGGTATATTTAAAACCTTTATTGGAAAATTTACCTAATGTAAAATTATACAGTAGACCAAAAGAAGGTGATTTAGTATATTTTCCATTAGGCGATAGATTATTTGAAATTAAATACGTCGAACACGAAAAACCTTTTTATTCTTTAAAAGGAAGTTATACTTACGAATTAAAGTGTGAATTATTCAGATACAATAATGAAAATATAGATACTGGAATAGAATTTATAGACGATAATGTGCAGAATGAAGGATACACACAAACTTTCAAGATGATTGGCATTGGTTCTTTACCAGTTGCAACGTCTGGATTAGTGTTTGGTGGTGTTAGATATATCAATTTAACAAACAGAGGTAAAGGATATAAATCAACACCCGTTGTAGCAATTTCATCATCACCAGATCCAAATGGAACCGCTTCTGGAATTGCTACAATGATAGGAGGATTGACAGATTTATGTGAACCAAATTCTTCTTTATTAAGAATTCAAGGTGTAGAATTAACAAAAACTGGATATGGGTACACTACGACACCTTCAGTAACGTTTATCGGCGGTGGTGGATCTGGCGCAGCAGCAAAGGCAGTAATAGGAAATGGAATTGTTGGTATTGTTACTATTTTAAGTGGTGGTTATGGGTACGTAGATCCACCAGTAGTCACAATTTCTGCTCCAGGAACATCTTCAACATCCACAGCATCTTTAACAGGAAATATTAATTCATCTGGATTTGTTACTTCAATATCTATAAATGATCAGCAAGGTTTCTTTGATAATACCAGAGAATTTAACTTCCCAAATCCAATTTTAACTAATGCATTATTATCCCCAGTAATTGATGTTGATACTAGAATTTTAAATATCCCAATTACAAATCCAGGAGCTGGATATACTACAACTGTAGTAAATACAATTAAATTTACTGGAGGTGGATTAACAACATCAACGTATAAATTTGGATCTTCAAGTGGATACCTAGATGGAACAACTTTGGATATAGTTTGCAATAATATTGGATCTGATATTTTTAGAAATGGTAGAGTAGACTTTTTCTTAAAATTAAAAAATACATTTCAACCAGGAACTATAATATATTCCAAAGGACTATATGGATCATACGAATGGAAAATAGATTTAAAGAGTAATTCAAGATTAGAGGTATCTATTTTAAACGGTCTTGAAACTCTAGAGGTTCCAATTAATTTAAATGATGATGAGTGGCACTTTATATCATTCCAAAAAACACAAAATCCATATAGTGGATATAACACATTTATAGTTGTTGATGGAAATCAGTACGTCTTAAGTTCTGGGGAACCAAATCTATATGTTTCTTCAGAAGGAATACTGATAAAACATAGTGTAAACACTAGTTGCTATATTGACGAATTCAGGATTGAAAATGATTGTCAAAATTATGACGTAAATATACCAGTAATTGGGTTTACTACTACAGCAAACACACTATTTTTACACACATTTGAACATGCTACTGCCTTACCAATAATTTCAAATGGAAAATTATCTTCACTCAATATAACATACAATGGATCTGGATATAGTGGAAATCCTATTGCAACAGTAAACGCACCAACAAAACTAATAACAGCAAAAGGAAGACCAGTAGTTAATAATTCTGGATATATCACATCAATACTTGTAACTAATCCAGGTTTTGGATATTCAACTTCACCTCAAGTGAGTATTGCTACAACATCATTCCAAAAAGTAAGAGCTGAAGCAAGAGCTAATATAGATTCTTCAGGAACAGTAACATCTATTAGTATAATAAATGCTGGATTAGGGTATACTCAATCACCAACAATAAGTTTTTCTGCACCACCTACTACGGGAATAGGATCTTTCAGTTTTAATGAAATTGTTGTTGGTACAATAAGTAGTACTAGAGGAAAAGTTAAAAGTTGGGATGGTATTACTAGAACTTTAGTTTTATCAAATATAAATGGAGAATTTTCAAATAATGAATATTTGGTTGGAGAAACCTCTGGAGCTAGTTACAAAATAAAACTTATAAATACAGATAATCTTCAAGATCCTTTTGCTCAAAATTATACAATTCAACAAGAAGCATCTGAGATAATAGATTTTTCAGAAACAAATCCATTTGGAACAGTTTAAAAAATGTTTGAATATTTTTATCACGAAATTTTAAGGAAAACCATTGTTTCTTTTGGAACTTTGTTTAATGATATTTCTATACAGAAAAGAGATTCTGATGGAAATATTTTAGAGATAACAAAGGTTCCATTGGCATATGGTCCAACACAAAAGTTTTTGGCAAGGTTAGAGCAATCTCCAGATCTCAATAAACCAGTCCAGATTACTCTACCTAGGATGTCTTTTGAGTTTGTTGGGTTATCTTATGATAGTAGTAGGAAATTAGCACCAACTCAATCATTTGCAACTACAATTACAACTGACGGAACAGATATTAGAAAGGCGTACATGCCAGTTCCATACAATATGGATTTTCAATTATCTATTATGACACAGTTAAATGATGATATGTTACAAATAGTCGAACAAATATTGCCATATTTTCAACCCTCTTTTGTTTTAAGTGTTAATTTAGTAGATACGATTGGTGAAAAAAGAGATGTTCCATTAACACTCGAAAATCTTACTATGCAAGATGATTATGAGGGTGATTTTAATACTAGGAGAGCTTTAATATACACTTTAAACTTCACAGCAAAAACATATCTTTTTGGTCCAATTTCTGGTCCAGAAACATCAAAAGATATTATCAAAAAAGTTACTATTGGATATACTGCTGGAGATAGTAGTGGGTCAAGACAAGTCACATATTCATCAGAAGCAAAAGCAACTAAAAATTATACTGGTGATATTGAAACCAATTTATCTAGAGATGTAAATCTTACTGATATGGAAATTATAGTAGATGATTCATCAGATATTCCAATTAAAACTTATATAATGATAAATGAAGAAACTATGTACATTAAATCTAAGAATAATAATACACTCATAGTAGAAAGAGGTGCATATAACACCAAGGTTTTAAATCATGTTTTAGGTGCTCCAGTTAAAAAGATAACTTCTGCAGATGATGAATTAATTCCAGCTGGAGATGATTTTGGATTTAGTGGATCATTATGAAAAATAAATATGAGAATTTAAATAGTACTTTTGATTTAGAAAATACTGAAATAGTTTCTACAGAAATTGAAACTAATAAGATTGAAGTTAAAAGTGCAGATGATGATATAAAAAAAGATTATGAATATACAAGAGGTAATTTATATTCAATTATAGAAAAAGGACAAGAGGCATTAGATAATGCTTTGGAGTTAGCAGTTGATGGTGGACAACCTAGAGCATATGAGGTTGTTGGTCAATTAATTAAGAATGTTTCAGATGCTACAGATAAATTATTAGATCTGCAGAAAAAACTAAAAGAAATAGAAACTGAAAAAATATCAAAAGGACCAACAAGTGTTACAAACAATGCTTTGTTTATTGGATCAACAGCAGAACTATCGAAATTTTTAAAATCAAATAAAGAACAACTACAGGATAAATAACTAATAAACTCACTAGCAAAATGTCTGTTGTAATTTCTGCTAATTATGAACTTGAAAAAGGTGCAGATTTTATTCAAAATATTACTTTTAGAAATCCAGATCGAACTCCATTAAATTTAACTGGATATAGTGGATCTGCAAAGATTAGAAAATACCCAACATCACCATATTACAACACAGTTACTGTAATTTTTACAGATAGGTCACAGGGTCAAATACGATTGTTTATTAGTAGAGATCAAACTTTACTTTTAGCATCTGGTAGAAATTATTATGATGTAATGTTGACAGATCCAGATGGAGTTACTACAAAGAAAATAGAAGGAAGTATTTTAGTAAATGATAGTTCTACAGTAGGATTTGTGAGGTCTTCATCAATATCCGATCTAGGAACAATAGATACTTCAAATATAGCAATTGGTGCGGGATCAACAACTGGAATTGGAACCACTGCTGGATCTGGTGATGGATACGTATTAATGTTTGATGGTAATGCACAAGTATTCAGGTTTGTTAATCCTGATGACGTTTTATCTAAAGCAGCAACAGAACCACAACAACCAGGATTTCCCTCAGACTTTGTAGATGAATTGGATAGAGAACTTGATGACAAGATTGATATTGACGCTGGTACTTGGTAGATAAATAACTAATAACATTTCTATTAATATGGATCTACAGTATCCAATAGACACTTCAAATTTAAATGATGGTTATGTTTTAATTTTTGATTATGAAAATTTAAAGTATAAATTTGTCAATCCAGATTATGTTTTATCAAAAGCAGCAACAGAGCCACAACAACCAGGTCTTCCAGCAGATTTTCTATCCTTGTTAGAAGTTGATTTGGATAATAAAGTAAGTTTAGATGGTGGAAGCTGGTAATTATATAAAAATAAATAATAGTACTAGTAAAAGTGTAAGTAAGGTCCATGCCATTACCAATTCTACAATTTAAAAGGGGTGGATACAATTCTCTACCAGCACTAAGAGCGGGTGAGCCTGGATTTACTACCGATAAATATGATCTTTTTATTGGATTAAACAGCACAACAAACGGAAATAAATTTTTCGGATCTCATAGATATTGGACCAGAGAAAATGGATCTGCTTCACTCAGTTTAAATCTGGTTGACAAAGATGGTACAAATTATATCTCAGTAAAATCACCCAACACTTTAGCAGGCGTTGTAACATACACTCTTCCTGGAACACAAGGAATTGTTCAATCAATATTAACTAACGACGGATTTGGAAATTTATATTGGGATAGTGGATTTTTAAATGCAGTATTGAGTGGTATTACCACAGTAACTGGCCCTCTTGGTCTTACAAGTACAACCGAATCTACGAGTAAAGATACTGGTGCTCTTGTAGTAGATGGTGGAATTGGAGTAGAAAAATCTATAAATGTTGGACTAGGTGTTTCAATCACCGAAAATTTATACGTTAATGGACTATCAACATTTGTTAATAATGTACGTTTAAACTCCCAATTAAGAGTTGCTGGTGTATCAACATTTGCATTAGATAGTGAATTTAATAAAAATGTAAGAGTTTCTGGAATTACAACTCTCACTACAATGAGAGTTACTGGTATTTCAACATTGATGGGAGATGTTGAATTAAATAATAACTTAAGAGTTACTGGTGTCTCTACATTAGTCAATAGCGTTCGTATTGAGGATGAGTTAAGAGTTGCTGGAGTATCAACTTTCAACGATAATATGATGGTCAATGCCTTTTTAAATGTAACAGGCATTACTACAACTGGAAATTTTAGAGTAACTGGCGTATCAACTTTAACTGGTGATACTAACTTAACTAATAACCTCAATGTTGGTGGAATTACAACAACATCAACATTTAGAGTTACTGGTATTTCAACCTTAATGGGTGATGTGAGATTAGATAATAACCTAAATGTTGCTGGTGTATCTACATTAGTTAACAGTGTCCGTATTGAAGATGAATTAAGGGTTGCTGGCGTATCAACCTTTAATAATAATACAATGATTAACGGTGATTTGAATGTTACTGGAATTACAACAGTAAATAATTTCAATATTATAGGAATAGCAACTTTTGTTGGTGATATACAGTTAAACAATAATTTAAATGTTGCTGGTGTATCTACATTAGTTAACAGTGTCCGTATTGAAGATGAATTAAGGGTTGCTGGCGTATCAACCTTTAATAACAATATGATGGTTAATGCCTTTTTAAATGTAACGGGCATTACAACAACCTCGACACTTAGAGTTACTGGTATTTCTACTTTCAGTGATGATGTAGAGTTTATTGATCATATTAGAGTTACTGGTATTACTACAACTGGAAACTTAAGAGTTACTGGTTTTTCAACCTTAACTGGAGATACCAATTTAACCAATAACTTGAATGTTCTTGGCATTACTACAACTGGAAACTTTAGAGTAACAGGAGTATCAACTTTAACTGGAAATGTTAATTTAACCAATAACCTAAACGTTAGTGGTATTACTACTACCGCAACATTTAGAGTTACTGGCATTTCAACCTTAATGGGTAATGTTCGCCTTGATAATCACTTAAACGTTGCTGGCGTATCAACATTCGTATCCCCAGTTAGATTAGATTCATCACTAAGAGTTGCTGGCGTATCAACATTCCAATTGGATGCAGAATTTAATCAAAATCTTAAAGTAGTTGGTGTTACAACTATTTTAGATTTTACGTTTAGATCTGGAATTATTACAGGACCATCTGCAATCGTAATTGATCCCGCTGGAATTGGAACAAATACTGGATCTGTAAGGATTAAAGGAGATCTTTATGTTGATGGTGAAACAACATCAGTTAATTCAACAACTTTAAAAGTAAAAGACAATTTAATTGAAGCAGGGTTAATTGATAATGGATCTGGAATTTTAATTCCCCCATCTTCAGATTCTAATGTTGATCTTGGATTTGTGATGCACTATTATGATACTGCTGCTAAGAAAGCAGCACTTTATTGGGACGATTCTGTACAAAGAATTGGAATTGCATCAAATGTAACTGAATCTGTAAATATTTTATCTACTGTTTCGTGGGCAGAAGTTGAAATGGGGGCATTATGGTTTAATGATTGTGCTGGACAATCAAAAACTGTTACATGTATTTCTGGTGAAAGAAGATTAGAAAATATAACAATCGACGGTGGAAGTTACTGAGTTTTTACTTAAATAAATAGATAAAACCGATCCAGTGCCCCTACGGGTATCGCTGTAAATACAGATATGAGGTTAGATGGCAGATCCAATCATTAGACTAAAAAGGTCTTCAACACCAGGCAAAATTCCCCTCACTTCAGACCTACAGTTGGGGGAATTAGCTGTAAATACACATGATGGTAAAGCGTACCTAAAAAAGGATGTAGGTGGTGTAGAAACTGTTGTAAATCTAGGTGGAGGATACCCAGGTCAAACATACTACGTTACCAAAACTGGTCTTGACACTAATGATGGTCAAAATATATCAGCAGCATTTGCTACGTTAAAAAAAGCATTAACTGTAGCAGTTTCTGGGGATACTATTCAGATTTCTTCTGGAACTTTCACTGAAATTTTCCCGTTAACTGTACCACAAGGGGTTACTGTACGCGGAAATGGATTAAGATCCACATTTATTCAACCAACTTCTGGCACAGAAAGAAATGATGCATTTCTCTTAAACGGAGAAACAACAATTGAAGATCTTGCAGTTGGAAATTTCTACTACAATTCAACTGCAGATACTGGTTATGGATTTAGATTTGCTCCTAACATAATAACAACTATTAGGAGTCCATATGTACAAAGAGTTACAGTACTCAATAGAGGTTCAACTCAAACTGCAAATGATCCTTATGGATTTGATACTGTAGATAATTATCCTACAAGTAAAATTTCTGGTAGGGGTGCATTAATAGATGCTAGCGTAGTTAATTCTGCAACATTGACACCTTCAATGTTGTTTAATGAATGTACATTTATAACTCCAAATCAAGTTGGTCTGAAAATGATCAACGGTGCTAGAACGGAATGGGTAAATTGTTTTACTTATTTTTCTAGTGTTGGTATTGAAGGTGTTTCTGGTAATGTTGGTGTTGGAAGCACCGCAAATGTACAATTAAGACTTTCTGGAATTACAACATCAATCTCTCCAAATTATGTTGTAAAATACTATCAAAGTGGAACTCCAGTTGCTATTGGAACTGTTGTTTCCGTTGAAAATAATTATGTAACAATTTTAGGTAAAGGTTCTGGTCTCTTTAATTCAGTTGGTATTGGATCAACACAAGATGTCAGAATTTTCCAATCTAATGGAACTACTCAAGTAGGTACTGCAAGTACTATTCTTTGGGCAGATTACCAAAAGTTTGGTGCCGATATGAGATCCATTGGATCTGCAACAAACTTTGGTACAGTAGGTGTACGTGGTGATGGTAAAGGAGTACAATTAAGGCTTTTTGGATTTAATTTTGGTTGCGTTGGATCTGGAAAAACATTTACACAAGATCCAACTCTAACTTTATCTGAAAATGAAGCAATTCAATTGAATGGTGGTAGGGTATATTTTCAATCTGTAGATCAAACTGGTAATTTTAGAATTGGATCAATTTTTAGAATTGATCAAGAAACTGGTCTAGTTTCTATTGCAAGTACAAGTGATATTACATTAAGTGGAACCTTAACAGCAAGTCACCTTGAAGTTATTGGTGTATCTACATTTTATGATCCAATAAGACATTATAATTCCGATTTTGTAACAGATCAAACAGATTATAATTTAATTAATACTGTAGCAAATAGAGTAAATTTTGCTGGAGATGCAACAAATATAGTCATTGGTTCTACTAGTGGGGTAACCACGGTAAGAAATTATAGATTCAACTTAACTGGTGGTCAAGATTCATTCACATCCTCAAATGGAACCCTAGTCGTTCAAGGTGGAGTTGGAATTAGTAGCAATTTAAATGTAGGGAAAGATTTTAAAGTCTCTGGTGTTTCTACATTTGTATCACCAGTTAGATTAGATTCTTCAATTAGAGTTGCTGGAGTATCTACATTTGTTTCAGATTCAATGTTCAATGCTAACTTGTTAGCATCTGGAATAGCGACTGTAGGTAACTTTAGAGTAACTGGTGTATCAACTTTAACTGGTAATACCAATTTAACTAACAACTTAAACGTTGGTGGAATCACTACAACATCAACATTTAGAGTTACTGGTATTTCAACATTAACTGGAGACACTGAGTTTACCAATAATATTCGCGTATCTGGAATTGGTACAATTGGAAATCTAAGAGTTACTGGGTTTTCAACCTTAACTAATAGTGCTCAATTTGGAAAAGATGTCTTTGTATCTGGAATTACAACACTAACTACATTAAGAGTTACTGGAATTTCAACTCTTAGTGGTGATGTAGAGCTAGAAAATAATCTAAGAGTTGCTGGTGTCACCACGTTTAGTAATTCATTCATGTTAAACAGTAACTTAAATGTTACTGGAATTACCACAACATCAACATTTAGAGTTACTGGAATCTCAACACTGAGTGGAGATGTTCGTCTTGATAATAATTTAAACGTTGCTGGAGTATCAACATTTGTTGGTATTATAACAGGACCTAACAATGGTTACGTTCCTTCGTTAAGCGTATCGAATATTAATTTACCAGCAATTTCTGGAACAAGCGATCAATATATAAATCTTGGTAATAGTTCAGGAACTGGTCTTAGAATAGGATTTGTAGATAATACAAGTAATGGTATTTTACAACATCTTAATACTTCTGGATATCTAAGTCTTTCTGGAAGAGATGTTAGAATTACTAATTATGATAACACTGAAAGAGTTAAAGTTGATTCTAGTGGGACAAAAGTTACTGGAAATCTTCAAATAACTGGAGTTACCACTACAGCAACATTTAGAGTTACAGGAATTTCAACTCTTAGTGGTGATGTAGAACTAGAAAATAATCTAAGAGTTGCTGGTGTTTCCACATTCCAAAATACAATTAGTCATAGATCTTCATTATTCATTACCGATCAATCTACATATAGATTTATTGATACTACTACAACAACAGTTACTGCATTCGGTGACGCAACCACTATTGGTATTGGTTCAACTAATGCAACTTTAACTCTCAGACCAACAACTATTGTTGGAGGAAATTCAACACAAAATTTATATAATACAGGAACAACCACCGTTAATGCTTTTGGTGCAGCATCAACATTGAATATTGGTGCTAATAGTGGTACTTTAACAATCGGTAATCCTACAGTAGTTGGTACTCAAGCAACCCAAAATCTGTATAATATAGTAACAACTACAGTTAATGCTTTTGGGCAAGCAACATCTATTGGTATTGGTTCAACCAATTCAACCCTAACGGCTAGACCATCAACAATAGTTGGTACTAATGCAACCCAAAATCTGTATAATACAGTAGCAACTACAGTTAATGCTTTTGGTGCAGCAACAACATTGAATATTGGTGCAAACTCGGGAACTTTAACTGTAGGTAATCCAACTGTTGTTGGTACTCAAGCAACCCAAAATCTTTATAATACTGTAGCAACTACAGTTACTGCATTTGGACAAGCAACAGCGATTGGTATTGGTTCAACCAATGCAACCCTAACGGCTAGACCATCAACAATAGTTGGTACTAATGCAACACAGAATGTTTATAATACAATTGCAACCTCGGTAAATGCATTTGGTGCAGCAAATAATCTTCTATTGGGTGCAATAAGTGGATTTGCTACAGTAAGAAACACGGTATTTTCTCTACCTAATGCATCCACAGTTGATATAAATGGAAATAATCCAACTATATCTGGTTCTTCAACTGGAACATTAACTCTATTCAATACAAATCTAACTACTGTTAATGCTTTCGGAGAAGCAACTACTATTGGTATTGGTTCAACCAATGCAACACTAACATTAAGACCAATAACAATTGTCGGTGGTAATACAACACAAAATCTTTATAATACTGGAACAACAACTGTTAATGCTTTTGGACAAGCAACCACTATTGGTATTGGTTCAACTAACGCTACGCTAACGTTAAGACCATCAACTTTAATTGGTCAAAGTGCAACTCAGAATGTTTACAATACAATTGCAAACACTGTAAATGCATTTGGTCAGGCATCATCTATTAATATTGGTGCTAACAGCGGTACATTAACAATCGGTAATCCAACAGTTGTCGGTACTCAAGTAACACAAGATGTTTTCAATAGTGTTGCAACAAGAGTAAATGCATTTGGTGCTGCTGCAGACTTACTGATTGGAGCAAATACTGGAGTTACTACTATAAGAAATGCTTCAGTAAATCTATCAAATGCAACTTCTATTAGTGCAACTCAATCCAGTTTTACTGTATTTAATACTAATACAACTATAAACGCCTTTGGTGCTGCATCTACATTTAATGTTGGTGCTAACAGCGGCACATTAACAATTGGTAATCCAACAATTGTTGGTACTCAAGTATCTCAAAACTTATATAATACAGTTGCAACAAGAATAAATGCATTTGGTGTTGCTACTGATTTATTAATCGGTGCAACTACAGGAATAGCAACAGTAAGAAATCTTACATTTTCGTTACCCAATGCAACTTCTTTTGCAATTAATGGTGCTAACCCAACTATTTCTGGAACAAGCACTGGAACATTAACACTATTCAATACAGCATTAACATCAGTAAATGCATTTGGTGCAGCAACAGCAATTGTTTGGGGTGCCACTACAGGAATAGCAACTGTAAGAAATACTACATTCTCACTACCTAATGCAACTTCTTTTGCAATTAATGGTGCTAACCCAACTATTTCTGGAACAAGTACTGGAACATTATCATTATTCAACACAGCACTTACATCAGTTAATGCTTTTAGTGATGCAACGGATATAGTTATTGGAAATTTTGTAGGCGTTACTACAATTAGACATAATTTAGTTGTACCAGCAATAGATGTTGATAATGTACAAGTTCTTGGTATATCTACATTTTTTACAGATATTATTCAACCATTTGGAACTACCAACTTAAATGAATTAGTAGTTGCTGGTGTATCAACTTTAAATGGTATTACTAATTTCTCTAATGATATAAATTCAGTAAACATATACAATTCTGGGACTGTAAATACCCCATCATTAAATGTTACTGGAGTTTCAACAATACGTGGAGATTTAAATGTAGGTGGAAATCTTACTGTTGATGGAACTGTTACATCGTTTAATTCCTCAGTTTTACAGGTAGATGATGTAAATATTGAACTTGGTGTTGTATCTGTTATTACAGGATTACAGGGAGCAATAGTTAGTGGTGCAAACGCAGTCACTTTAGATCCAAACATATACACTACAACTGGATTAATACCAGGACAGACAATAACACAAACTGGTGGTACTGGTTCTATAGCTGCTGGTACAGTTAGAATTTTATCAATAGTTTCATCTTCAGTATTTACTGTTGATGCTGTACACCTTACAACTGGTGATATTACATTTGATGTTGGGGGTGCTACAGATTATACTGCAGATCAAGGTGGAATTATACTTAGAGGAACTACAGATAAACGTATTTTCTATGATAGACAACAAAATACATGGATCTCAACTGAGGACTTTAACTTAGTTCCATCAAAATCATATAAAATTGGCGGACAAGAATTATTAAGTTCTGCTCAACTCAGTATTAGTAACATTAATATTACTGGTGTTGCAACATTACCAATACTCAATGTTAACAACTCATCTACTTTTATAGCAACTGTTGGTAATCTTTTAGGTAGTAATATCTATTATACTGGAATATCTAGTTTTAATCAATCTTATATTGCTGTTGGAATTGTTACTAATTTAAAAGCAGATTATTTTACTTTAACCAATAATGAAACTTTAATTGCAACACAAAATAATTCTATAATTGGTCCAAGTACGAATAAAATTGCCATCAGTACTGCTGGGTTAAACCCAGAAATGACTGTATATTCTACAGGGACTGAGTTACTACCAAACACAACAATTCTTTCTATAGATGCCCCAGGTATCATTACTATTACACCATCATCTATTAATGCAGCACAGACAACAACATCTACTATAACTGTTGTTGATGATCCTCGTGCTGGTGTTGCTAGTATTTCAAAATTAAAAGCACATATTGGTATTTTAACTAATTTTGATACTGTTAATGCAAATATAACAGGAATAACCACAGCACAACGTTTATACGTAAATACCGATATCTACACTCCAGGTATTTCTTCTGCTGAGACAGTAACAGCTCGCGTTGGTCTTGTTACATTCTTAAGTGGAACTAATATTCAATATACTGGTGTTGGTACTATCAATACTTTAAGAACTAATATTGGATTTGTCACTAATTTAATAGGTACAAACCTTTGGTATTCTGGAATCTCAACATTACCAATTTTAAATACTAATGTTGGTATTGTAACTTTCTTGACTGGTACTAATATAGTTTACAGTGGTATTGGTACTATTGATACAATAAGAACTAATGTTGGATATGTCACCACATTCTATGGAAGAGACATTCAAGTTACTGGCGTAACTACAACCCCAACAATAAGAGTTAACAGTGGATTTGTAACTACAATTTCTGGAACAAGAGCAACATATCCAGATATTGATAATACTAATTTATATAATACTGGAATTGCAAGTTTTACTAATTTAAGAACTAATGTTGGTATTGTAACTTTCTTGACTGGTACTAATATAGTTTACAGTGGTATTGGTACTATCAATGATGTAAGATCAAGTTTAATATATTCTGGAATAGGAACTATCGATACATTATCATCCACTGATGTAACAATATCAAATGTATTGGATGTTTTAGAAATAATTGCAAACAGAATAGGCACTATTAATTTAGATACTACAAATTTAAATGTTTCTGGTGCATCAACTATAGCGTCTTTAACTGTACAAAATGTTGCCATAACATCTGCTACGGGTGATAATTTCCAGACAACAACAGTAATAGGTGAAAATTTAATATCTGACAGAATTTATTCTTCTGGAATTACTAGCGTTTCTTTATTCTTTGCTAACGTAGGATTTGTAACAAGTCTTACTGCTACAAATGTTTCTTCTGGATTAGGAACTATTACAGTATTAAATAATACTAATTTTTATAATACTGGTGTTGGTACTATTACAGATTTAAGATCTAATGTTGGTCTTGTAACATTTTTAACGGGTACTAATTTAACTTACAGTGGAATTGGTACTATTAATACATTAAGATCTAATGTTGGATTTGTAACATTTTTAACTGGCACTAATATTGTATATAGTGGAATTGGTACTATTGATACATTAAGAACTAATGTTGGATTTGTAACTACTTTATCTGGTACAAATTTATCATTTACTGGTGTTTCTACTTTAGTAACAGTAAATGCGTCAACACTCCAAATAGGAAATATCACAAACACAGATACAATTAGAACTAATGTTGGATTAGTTACATTTTTATCTGGAACTAATATTTCTTATACAGGAATAAGCACTATTTCAGATTTAAGAACCACAGTAGGATTAGTGTCATTCTTAACTGGCACTAATATTGCATATAGTGGAATTGGCACTATTGATACATTAAGAACTAATGTTGGATTTGTAACTACTTTATCTGGTACAACAGTTACTTATACAAATGGTATATTTAATAATTTAAATTCTCCAGTTGGAGTTATAACTGGTTTATCTGGAACAAGAGCATCTTATCAAGATATAGACAATACCAATATCTTCTCTTCTGGTGTTGGATCTGTTACTACATTGAGATCAAATATTGGTTTTGTTACATTTGTATCTGGTACTAATTTAAATTATTCTGGTGTATCGACAATTGGATTTACTAGTGCAACAAACATTAATGTATCTGGTATCACAACAATTAATACATTATTAATATCACCAAATAATACTTTTAATTATATTTCTGGTGGTATAGATCTTACATTTAGTGGCATCGGTACAATTAATAATTTAAGATCAAACGTTGGTATTATTACTTTTGTATCTGGTACTAATTTAAATTATTCTGGTGTAGGTACAATAAACACCATTCAAAATACAAATATTGTAAGTACTGGTGTAGCAACAGTAAATCAAATAAATGGAACTAATTCCAATTTCACTGGTGTTTCTACATTCAATGCAATTAAGGGTAATAGTCTAGAAATTAATGATCTTGATATTTTTGGTTCTAACTTACTATATGCAGGTATAGCAACATTTACGAGTAGATTAGATTCTACTAATGTATCGAATTTTAACTTCTTTAACGCAACAAATGTTTCCATCACGGGTGTAGCAACATTACCTATTGTAAGATCTGACCATATTCAAAATACTGGTGTAACTACTACAGGTAGATTGCGTGTCGGTGTTGGTGGAACGATATTAATTGCAGATGCTACTTCAGGAATCGGATCTGTTGGTATTAATACAGTATCACCAAATTCTGCACTTCATGTATATGGTGATATTCAAATAAGAGGTAATACACTAGTTGGAACTATCTCAACAACTTTAACAACAAATGCAACAGTAAATGTACATACTGCACTTTCCAGAGATGTATTCAGATCAGTTGAATATACCGTACAAACATCTATAGGGAATACTCACCAAATTACAAAGATTTTATCAATTCATGATGGGGTCACATGTTCAAATTCAGAATATTCAAATATATCAACAGGTGTTGATGTTGCATCATATGATGTGGTAATAGATAATTCCATCCCACCTGGATATATTGCTTTAAGAGTAACACCAGTGTCTAATGTTGGTGTGACTACAGTTGTTGTGAACTTCATAGCTAATAGAATATAAATAAACTAAGATAAAAAATTACGCAAAGGGGATACTGAACCTTGGCTGACAAAAATTTTAGGGTAAAGCACGGTATTAATATTGATACCGAAAGACTTGTCGATGTTAATAGAAACATAGTAGCTGGTGTTACTACTTTTACACATACGAAAGTAACTGGAGTTACAACCGTAGGTATTATTTCTGCCACCAATGGTGCTGGTGGTATGGGAATAGTTACCTTCCAATCTCAAATTGCTATTGAGAGTGGTGGACAAAGAATAACAATCACACCACCAAGTCAAACATCGGGATTTGTATCTTCATACACTTTAACTCTTCCAGCAAAACCTGGAACTGATGGTCAAGTTTTGACATATGGTGCTGATGGTGTTTTAGGATTTAACACTAACGGTTTGTATGAAAACAGATATTATGTTTCATCAGCAAATGGTGATGATAACAATGATGGTAGATCGAAACCATTTAAAACAATTAAAAAGGCGGCGCAAGCAGCATCATTTAGATCTTTCCAGTTACCTGGTGGTAGATATATAGATGCTGGAAATTTATTGACCGCTAATAGACAGTTTATTCAAGAAGAAGTTGTTTCATATTTAGAATTTAATTATCCAAATATCTACACAGATAAGCCAGATTATGATAGGTCTATTTGTATCAGGGACGTAGGGTATATTGTTGATGCTATTACATATGACCTATCTTACGGTGGAAATAGTAAATCTGTAGAAGCAGGTCTTGCTTATTGGAGTGGTGGCGTATCTTATGTTCAAGGTGAAGAAAGTGAGGCATTATTTGCATATAATTATATAAAATTTTTAGCTCAATATGTAATTAATAATCAAACGCCGCCGACTTTATATCAAAATGTAATTACTCAAACTTTTGACTTTACTATAACTCAAGATCCAAATAATGTAAATGTAAATAGTTTCCATAGAGCAAAAGATGCTAGAAATTTAATCGTCAACAATAGACAAGAAATTATTGACAAATCTCTTGCCGCAGTTGCAATTGCACATTCAGACTTTTATTTTCCCAATGAAAGTTCTACAAATGCAAGATCAAGATATTATGACGCATATCGTTTAATTCAACAAAATAGACAAACGATTATTGATTATTCATATGCGGGAATTTCTACGGCATACCCAGTATTTGTAAATCCAGATCCAAACAAATGTAAAAGAGACCTAGGGTATTTTATTGATGCTGTTTCAACAGACGTATTTACTGGTGGTAATAATTATGCGAGAGAATTTGTATTAAAATATTTTACAGGGGTTGGTATCGGTAGTCTTGCTGGGGAAGAGCAGCAAACTATTTACGCATTTAGATACGCTGGAGATTTAATGAGGGAGGCAATAACAAATCGTCTTCCAATTAAAGATTTAACAGTTTCTGTAGGTTCTACAACTTATGGTGGCATAGGCACAGCGAATGATTATAATAATCAACAATCAATAACTTTTGATCTCCTATTTAATCAAGAAGGTGATCAATACATTTTAAATGCTCAAACAATTCCATCAAATACAAGTCCAAATGCGTGTTTTGATGTTCAGACTAATATTGTTTCTCTCGTAGGAATTGTTACCTCTGTCATAGGTGCTGGAAGTACATCAAGTTTACCAGCATATAATGGTGGTTATTTTGCTGGAATTACAACATCATGTAATGTTATTTGTGGAAGTATCGGAATTGGATCTACTAACATCATTGGTGGTAGAAAATGTGCTAGAGATCTTGGATATATTGTTGATGCTATAGCCCAGGATGTTTCTTATGGTTCTAATCAACATATAATATATGCAACAAAAGCATATTTTGATGGAGCGGGTTCTCCAATATCAAATGGTTTATTGGGTGAACAATCTCAATCGGTAACAGCATTCCAGGCAGCGAGAGATTATGCAAAACTAGCAATCACCAACAATTTAAATTATCAAGATAGAACTATAATTGCCGATCCTGTTACTGGATTCAATACTAGTCCTTCTTCTTGTGCAAATATCAGGTCAAATATTGATAGTTTGGTTGGAATTTTAACTGCAGCAATTACAAACGGTAACCTTTCTGCAGTTCCAGCAACTGGAATAGGAGCAACAACAGATTGTGCTAATGTTAGATCTGCAATTGTAAACTCTGTAGGAATTGTAACTTCAATTATTGGTATAGGAACTACAGCGGCACCTGCACTTTCTGCACCAACAACACAATCAAAACCAATTTGTATATTTGTTGAAGCAGGTAATTACGTTGAAGATAACCCAATTCTTTTATATGAAGATGTTGCTGTTGTTGGAGATAACTTAAGAAATACGGTAATTAGACCTTCAAATGCAGGTAAAGACTTATTCCGTGTAAGGAATGGTTGCTATGTTACTGGTTTTGCAATGAAAGATTATGTTGATGCTGCTGGGGTTCCCCAGTATACTTTCGACTATGCAATTGCATTCGACGATCCAGCAGATACATTTACAAGTAGAATTGGATATGCTGTTAAAACAGATAAACCTTTAATTAGTAGATCACCATATATTCAAAACTGTTCTATTCTTTCATTCTTAGCAGGAAACGGTATTTTAGTTGATGGTTCTAAAATACAAACTCCTAATACTACAATTATTCCAGAAGAATCTGAAAATCCAGTAGCAGGATCTCAACCACAATTTGGAAAATCGATGGTTGCTGCAGCATTTACTATGGTTTCTTTTGGTGGTATAGGGTGGAGAACAATAAATGATGGTTATGCACAGGTAGTTTCTTGTTTCCAAATTTTCTGCAAATATGGTTCATTAACACAATCTGGTGGTTATTTATCCATCACAAACTCAGCAACTAACTTTGGTTTATATGCATTAAGATCTTCTGGTTTCAATCAAAGATCTTATGTATTTGATAGAGGGAGAATTGCTGCGACAGGAACATCAAGTGGTGCTCAAACTTTAAGAACAATTGGTTTAGGTAGAACTGATCAAGATTTATATGTATTGAGATTTTTTGATAACGCTGAAAATGATGATACACCAGACTTTAAGCCAGTTGTAACGCAAGCAACATTCCAACCTACAGTAGGTCTTAATACATCTACAGATAGATTTACCGTTGTTGCACACCCATTCCTAAATGGCGATAGTGTATTATATGTTGGTGATGAAAATTCTGCACCTCAAAGAGTTATTGAGGGTATGGTTAGTGGTAATCAATATTATCTTGGTTACATTGATGCGAATACATTCCAATTATATGAAGATGAAGCTTTAACAAGAATTGTTAACACTAAATCAAGACCTGTAGGAATTAATACATTCCAAAAAGGTAATGTAGAATTTTTCGCATCAGAGATTCTAGATTCTCATAATGATTATCAAATTGTTTCTTTTGCAAGCACAACATCTACATTAAACTTTGTTTCTGGTAGACAAATTACACAGTTAGTTCCTGGTGGAACTGCTGTTGGTTATGCATACACATATAATTCAACCAAGAGAGAACTGGTAGTTTCTGTAGAATCATCTGGAGGTGTTACTAGACTATTTGGTGTAACTGATAACGTCACTACATTAAGAATTAATGATCACAGTGGAAGTCCAGTATCTATCGCTGTTACAGGGGTTGCTGGTGTAAGTACTTATTACACCGTCGAATGTAAAGTTGGTGCGACTATACCAGATACTGTTATTAATGGTGTAGGTAACTTACCAGAGACTTATAAGTTACACTTCCATAGACCATCTATTATTAACTCATCATCCCACACATGGGAATTTTCTGGATCTGGTACTGATTATAATGCATTACCAGAAAATGGTGGAAAAACTATTACATCTTCTGAACAACTTTCTGAACTTGGTGGACGAGTTTATTGTTCTGGAACTAATGAATTGGGTGACTTTAAGATTGGTAATTTTATTACTGCATACAACAGAACTGGTAACATTGTTTTCAACAATAAGGTTACAATTGGTCAATTAGATTCTTTAAGATTAAGTCTTTCTGGTGGTGTTGCAGTTGAAGAATTCTCAACTGATATTGGACTTGGTGATAATGAAATAGGTGGTCCTCAAAACAAGAGAGTTTCAACTCAACTTGCAGTCAGATCATTTTTAAATAATAGATTGGGGAGTTTTATTGATAAGTCAATTTCCACAAATGCTGTTCCAAGTGCTATTGTTCAACTAAATTCAAATGGACAAATTAACCCAGATTTAATTCCACCAAAGGTTGTTAATTATTATACAACAAATGTTTCGGGTGGAAGAACTGATCTAGTTAATAAAATACCTGCTGTTAACTTACAAAGTGGTGACACTGTTCTAGAACCAGCAAGTGGATATGTTTTAACTAATGATTTATATGGGCAATATTTATTATTAAGTAGCACCACTAGAAACTACAATTTCTTAAATGGTGATCAAGTAACAGGTACAAACAGTGCTGGTGGAGCAATTGGAGTTGTTACAACACCCCCCACAAATGCTGTTGGATATGGAACTACAGGACTAGTGAAAGGTGTATTACTATCAGTTTCAATAACTTCTGGTGGTTCTGGATACACAAATCCAGGAATTTATACTTGTGTACTTGATAGAACTACTGGTATCGGTACTAGTGCAAGAGCTGCCATTACAGTTGGTGCTTCTGGAACTGTAACTGCAATCAGTGTTAATTTTGGTGGAAGGTATTACACTTCTGGGGATGTTTTAACAATTAATAATGCAACATTACTTGGTGGTAGAAGTGGTGGAGCAAACTTTACTGCTACAGTTAATATAATAGAAACTAGATTATATTTAAAATTAACAAATAATCAAAAATTTGTTGCGTCATCAACTTTACCTGATTATATTGCAGACAGAGATGCTGTCGGTGTAGGTACTAGTTTACAACTTCAATATCAAAAAACTTTCACACCAACAGATATTTCCATTGGTGGTGGTGTAGATTTTACAAACAATAGAATTGTTGTTGGTGTTTCAACATTTACAAACGGTGATCCAGTAATTTATTCTTCTGCGGGCGGGAATGTTATTGATGGTTTAACTCAAGGTGATACTTATTATGTTAAGAGAGTTGGTTTAAGTTCAGTTGAACTTTACACTACATACGGATTATCATCTTTAGTTTCTCTTACTGGCAGTGGAACTGGAACGCATAGTTTAACCAGAGTTGGTGTAAATACTTCAGATGATTTTATTATATTTGAAAAGCACGGATTTTCTACTGGAGATGCTGTAAAAGTTATTGGAGCAACTCCAGTAGGAGTAACAACTGGAGCATTTTATTTCGTTGGTTCAGTTGTTACTAACGCATTTACTTTACATACAACAAGAGCGGACGCAATTACTTCTTTAAATGGATCTACATTTAGTCCAGTAGGGTTAGGGTCAACTGCAACAGGAACTGTTACATTTACTAGACAAAATGTACAGTATAATTCTACAGTAAATACATCATCTAATATTTTAGATAACTGGAGTGTTCTGGCAACATCTGCAATAGATGCAGCAAACATAACTAGTGGTACAATTTCACCATCAAGACTTGGATCTGGAAGTGCAAACTCAGACACCTTCTTAAGAGGAGATTCCACATTTGATAAAGTTGTAACCAGAGTTGGCATTGGAACTACAGAACCATTAAGTGCAACTGCATCATTCACAGAAAGTGCTCCTGGTGGAGTTGGAATTAACACTTACATAGGTAGAGTAAATCTTTCTATTCAAAGAGTTAAGACTGTAGTTGGTCAAGATTATACTTCACTAGGAGTATCACGGTTCAAAAATTCTACTTTCAGTATTGGAAGTGATGGTGAAGTATCTATTAAAAACTCATCTACTGGTGATGTAGATGCTGCATCATTAGGTGGTCAAGCAGGATCTTATTATCTAAATCCAGTAAACTTTACAGCTTCAATTCCAATATCTAAAGGTGGTACTGGTCTTGCTGCTTTACCACCAGCTGGTGCAATTCTTCAAGGTAATGGCACTGGATACGATTTGGTAACTTCACCAACATTGTCTGGAACTTTAACATTAACTAATGGTGGTTATTTGATAGCAGTTGGTGTGGCAGTAACACATTCAAGTGTCACTGGATTTGGAACAATTGCAAATTTAGGTTCAGTAAATGCATCTATTAGTGGTATAGCAACATTCAGTGGTTCTGCAAACAATATTAATCAAACTGCTGGTACAGCGGCATTGAACAGATTAACTGTAACTGGTGTATCTACATTCAATAACACTATCAATGTGGACACCATTACAATGTCAAGCGCAGCAAATGCACGTTTGACAAATGCTGGAACTATTGTTGCAACAAACCAAACAATTTCTGGAGTTACAACACTCAGTGGTTCTGGAAATAATCTTAACTGTACGGCAGGAACTCAAGTATTTAACAGAGCAGTATTTTCTGGTATTACAACATTTTTAAGTGATGTTAATGTTGGAGTTGCAAATTATCAAACCGCAACAGTTGCTGGAACACTCACCGCAGGAAATTTTAGTACTAGTGGTATCTCAACATTAGCAAGAGTGTCTATATCTGATACACTAATTGCATCGACAATAACAGTATCAGGTGTAACTACATTTAGTAATACTATTAATACTCAAGCAATAAATGCTTCATCTACAGTATCATTAACTTTACCAAATATACTCAATACAAATACTGTTACAAGTGGAATTACTACGTTCAATAGTTCTTCAAATAACATTAATCAAACTGCTGGTACAGCAGCATTAAATAGATTGACTGTTGCTGGAATTTCAACATTTACTGGATTAGTAAATTATGGATCTATTTCTGGAACAACTTTAACTAACAGTGGAACTGCAACATTAACAAATCAAATTGTATCTGGTGTATCCACTTTCAGTGGTTCTGCAAACAATATTAATCAGACTGCTGGTACAGCAGCATTAAATAGATTGACTGTTGCTGGAATTTCAACATTTACAGGACAATTAAATGCTGGAACAATATCAGCAACAACTTTAAGTGGTTCTTTAGGAAACACACTAACTATCCAGTCACCTTTAACTGGTACATCATATAATAACTCATCAGCAGTTACGATTGGTATTAATGCTACAAGTGCAAATACTAACAATTTTGTTGTACAACGTGGTGCTTCTGGAGAGTTTAGTGCTGGAGCAATTACTGCTACAAATTATCTTGTAACTACAGCAAGTTCAACCGAAGCATCGGGTGTTGCTTTACAAAGAGTATTTTCAAAAACAGTAGCAGCTGGACAGTTATATAGACTTGCAGAGTATGAAGATACTGAGGGTGATGTTGCAATTGAAATTCAAGTTTCTTCAGAAACTGGTGCAAACTCAGGAACATCCATTTATAGGTTCCAAGGAGGATTTAATATCCTAACTGGTTCTTATTATAGATTATATCCATATAACGTAGGTGATGGTCATGGTGATGGTGCTGATACTGGATTAGACAGTAATGCATGGAATCTATTCATTTATGGGCAAACTGTTTCTGGAAGTGCATATAAGTATGGAATTGCAGTTCATGTACCATCAGGAAGATCAACTAAAACACTTGTAACTACTGTTACAGAATTGAAGCGTGGAATGACTTTCACTGATCAAAGTGCATTGACAGTCATTACATCATTTACTAATTCTGGAAACATATATCCAAATAAAAATCTGTTTATTGAAAATAGAATTGGTGTTGGTAAAGTTCCAACAACAGCAATTGATGTAAATGGTACGGTAACTGCAACAACTTTTGCAGGATCTGGTGCATCATTAACCTCTATTCCAAATAGTGCAACTACAGCAACTAATGCAAACACTGCAAATGCCATAGTTGCAAGAGATGCTTCTGGAAACTTCAGTGCAGGATCAATTACTGCAACATTAATTGGTAATTCAAATGGATTAACTTCACTTGATACTAGAGCAACTAATTCACAACCACAAAGTTACAGTGCTGCAGCAAGAATTGATTTTAAAGAAAACATAACAGATTCATTGAGTGATGGTGGTACTTATCATGGTGTAATGTCTTGGAGATCTTATGGATCATCCACGGATTTCAGTGGTGGTCAGATGATACAATTAGCATATACAGATAATGGAAACCTGTGGCGCAGAATGAGTACAAGTACTACTGCATGGGGTTCTTGGGCAAAATTCTGGCACGATGCAAATGATGGATCTGGTTCAGGTCTTGATGCCGATCTGCTTGATGGATTAAATCTAAGCACTGATGGTGCAGCAAATACCTCAGCAAATATTATTCCAAGAACAGATGCTTCTGGAAATATTGGATTTGCTGCAGTATCAACAACTGTAGGAATACTTACAAATACAACAAATATTGATAGAGTTTATGTTGGTAATGATAGTACAATCAGAAGAAAGGATATCAATGACTTTAAGGAGAAGATTGGATTAACTTATAAGCAATTCCGCCCAAGAAGTTCTGACACTACAAACACCAATTATTGGACTGGTGTAATGGGTTGGAACACAACTGATCTAAACACCGCTTTTGATTGGGGTTCAGGATTTATTGATAGTTGGGGTTCTCCTGGTAACGCACCTTCGGGAACTACCCATTGGGTTGGTACTCAGGCAATGCACTATACCGACAATACTACCAGATATGGTTGGCAACAAGTAATTGGTGAGGGTAATCCATCACTACACTTTATTAGAGGAGTGTGGGGTGGTGCATTTACATCTTGGAGAAGAATGTGGAATGATGGTAATGATGGTTCTGGTTCTGGTCTTGATGCCGATTTACTCGATGGTCTAAATGCTGCTACAACTAACACAAACTCAACTATTGTTTCCAGAGATGCTTCTGGTGGATTTGCTGCTGCTAAAGTTGATACAACTCAAGTAACAAGAACTAATGCAAGAGTTGATACTGCAGAAAGATATCCAATAGGTCATTACAGTCAGGGTGAAGCAGTATTTGAATTGGATCCAACTTGGACAAATGCAGAATTACAAAACTACTTTAATTTTGCTGGAGTATCTTGGGTCAACGATTCAACTGCTCCAGGTGGATATGCAGTTTCTATTACTGGTCAACCTAGTGTTGGTGGTGAGTTTGGTGCTGGTTTCCCATATATTCCAGTAGATACAAATGATGTTTATTACATGGAATGTTACATCAAAAATGTAACAGGTACTAACACGCATTATATGGGATCAATTGATTATAATGAGGCATTTACATCATTAGGTGGAAATCCAGGATCTTTTGGATATTGGGTAATGGTAAATACTAATCCAGGAACTGCATGGACTAAAGTAAGTGGTTATATTACTGGATTTGGTGCTGCAACTGGACAATTTAAAGCAGGGACCAAGTATTGGACACCAATGGCACTGTTTAATTATACTACAACTCAGGTTCCTGGAACTTCAGCAGTTTCTTATATTTCTGGGTGGAAAGTATTCAGAGTTTCTCATTTTGGTAACAGGACAATTACAGGAAACTTCACAGCATCAGGTACAGTTACTGCAAACTCAGATATCAAACTCAAGACCAATATTAAACCAATTGAAAATGCTCTTGAAAAAGTAACTAAGATGCGTGGTGTTGAATTTGATCGTATTGACAGAGACAATGAACATCAAATTGGTGTTATTGCTCAAGAGATTGAACAGGTTGTCCCAGAAGTTGTTTCTGATAATTTTGGAACTAAAGCGGTTGCTTATGGTAACATCACTGCAGTTTTAATTGAGGCAATTAAAGAACAACAGACCATGATAAATAGTCTGAAAGAAGAGATTGAGGAGTTAAAGAAAAAATGATTACTTATGAAGTCCCAAGTGATTTAACTAATAAAGATCATGTTACAATAACTTTTAAAAATGAAAAAGGTGACATTTTTACTAAATTAGTTAATATCCCAAAAAATGAAGATGGATCGATTGATGAGAATTATTTTAATGAAATTCTAGAATCTCAGTTAAAAGGTGTTGAAAACAAAGTAAAAATTGGATCAATCACATTTGTAACTCCAAGAAATGAACCAAGTTCGGAAGATATTCCAGAAACTATAAAAAATAAATGATAGTAAAAGGGAACCTAGTTCCCTTTTTTTTATAAATAAAAAAAAGTATCATCAAGAAATGAAGAGATTGTCAGAAGACCACAAAGAGATTGCAAGTGGTAAGAAGAAAGATGATGAGGGATATATGGCTCGTAATGAAATGGATACCATTGAGCGTTCCATTAATAAATTGAGAAAAGTTATAAAGAAAGGAGATACACAATTACCTGCTTGGGTTCAATCTAAAATCACTAAAGCAGCAGATTATATTGATACTGCAGCAGAATATCTTCAAAGTGATGAGGGTATTGATGAAGGAAAGCAAGTTAGTTTTGCAGTCAAAAAATCTTCTGGAGCTGGGGCGCTAACACCAGATGCGGCAAAGCAACTTGGTGATAAGGCAGTTAAATTACAAAAAGCAAAGGCTGCATCGGTATCATTACCAACAGTAAAAAAAGAAGAAATATCTTTAGTACAAAAAATTATTGGTGAAGAAAAATGTGGTAAAGGAATGTATTGGTGCAATACCGATAAAGTATGCAAACCTTTACCAAACGGTTTTAAAGTAGATGGTCAAAAGAAAAAACCCACAGAAGTTGGTATTGGTAAACCAGTTGCCGAAGAAATGGGTTGTAATCATACTAAAAAAGGAAAATCTTGCCCAGTTCACGGTAAAGATGACTGTGCAATGAAAGAAGAAAGAGATCCAAAAGGTCCAGTTAAATCATATAAGTCACCAGAAGAAATTGCTAAAAAGCATGGGGTCTCACTTCAAGCAATACAAAAACAACTTAAGATTGGAATTAAAGTAGAAGGTGAACACACTTCAGATAAAACTGGAGCAAGAATTACCGCATTACAACACTTAGATGAAGTTCCAGATTACTACACTAAACTTAAAAAAGTTGAAAAGAAATCAGTTAACTCTGAAAGTGTAACTATTGAAGATATGTTTGGTAATAAATTTGTTGAATTTATCGATCTTATTAAACCAGAACCACTTAAAAAAGAAGAGCAAATTGATGAAGCAAAACTTCAATTTACTCGTCGTGCTTCTGGAAGACTAAATGATGGTGTAAAAAAAACTGGCGAAGAGAAGGCATTAAACAAAGCAAATAGATTAAGCAATTCACAAAATCCTAAAGACCGCCAGAGAGCAAATAAAATTCGTAAAACTGCAAAAACAGTTGCTGATCGAGATGCTGCACAAGCAGGTTCTGATGCAAGACAAGAATTATATCGTAGACAGCAGAGAAGGGCAAATGATCTCGCTAAACAATTGATACAAAAAGAGGATATTGAAGAAGCAGTCAGAATTCCATCACAAAATGGACAATTAATGATAATAATGTTTACTTGGAGAGGTAGATCTTATTCATTAAGAATGTTCTTCCCACAAATAAAAGTACCTTCAAGAAAGGAAGTTGAATATGAATTGCAAAAAGTTTATCCTGAGGCAAAAGTTCTACATGCTCAAATAACAGATTTGAGACCTGGTGGAGATCCTATTGTTCAAGTTCAAAATTCACCATCAAAAAATTATCTATTAAATAATAAAACTATTGGTGAGCAATTAGAGGAGGATTGGCAGTCAGTAAATCGTAAAGATAATACTGATGGATTAAGTCAAAAAGCAGTAAATGCTTACAGACGAGAAAATCCTGGTTCAAAATTACAAACTGCAGTAACTGAAAAAAAGCCTACGGGCAAAAGGGCTGATCGTCGCAAGTCTTTTTGCCAAAGAATGAAAGGTCATAAAGCAAAAAATACATCTTCAGAAACTGCAAGAGATCCAGATAGTAAAATAAACAAAGCATTAAGACGTTGGAATTGTAATTAAAAAATAGGTTTTATTATGGCCGATCATTATCTTGGTAATCCGCTTCTAAAAAAAGCGAATACTCCGCTTGAATTTACTCAAGACCAAATTATAGAATTTGCTCGTTGTCAAGACGATCCAATTTATTTTGCAAAAAATTATATCCAAATTGTTACTTTGGATTATGGTTTACAACCATTTAAACCATATAAGTTTCAAGAACTGATGATTGATAGGTTTCATAACCATCGTTTTAATGTATGTAAATTACCGAGACAGTCTGGAAAATCTACAATCGTTGTTTCATATCTTCTTCATTATGCAATTTTTAATGATAACGTTAACATCGCAATACTTGCTAACAAGGCATCTACCGCAAAAGATCTCTTAGACCGCCTCCAGACCGCTTACGAGAACCTCCCAAAGTGGTTACAGCAGGGGGTGATGACATGGAACAAAGCATCTTTAGAGTTAGAAAATGGATCAAAAATTATTGCTGCTTCTACATCAGCATCAGCAGTTCGTGGTGGATCATACAACATCATCTTCCTCGACGAATTTGCTTTTATTCCCAACCATATTGCTGATCAGTTTTTCAGTTCAGTTTATCCTACTATTTCTTCTGGTAAGAATACCAAAGTAATTATCGTTTCTACCCCTCACGGGATGAATCATTTTTACAAAATTTGGCATGATGCCGAACGAAGAAAGAATGAATATATTCCAACAGAAGTTCATTGGAGTGAAGTTCCTGGTAGAGATGAAAAATGGAAAGAGCAAACTATTGCAAACACCAGTGAACAACAGTTTAAGGTCGAATTTGAATGCGAATTTTTAGGATCTGTTGATACATTAATTTCACCAAATAAACTTCGTAATTTAGTTTATGAAGCACCTAGACTACGAAGTGGTGGATTAGATGTGTTTGAAGATGTTAAAGATGATCATAATTATACAGTTTCTGTGGACGTAGCTAGAGGAGTTGGAAATGATTACTCTGCTTTTGTAGTTGTAGATATTACACAATTTCCACATAAAGTTGTAGCAAAATATAGAGACAATCAAATAAAACCCATGATATTTCCTGGGATTGTCCATGAGGTAGCAAAAAGTTATAATGATGCATATGTTTTATGTGAAGTTAATGATGTTGGTGATCAAGTAGCATCAATTCTTCATTATGACTTAGAGTATCAAAATGTTTTAATGTGCTCTATGCGAGGTAGAGCAGGACAAATTGTTGGGCAAGGATTTTCTGGAAAGAAAACCCAACTTGGAGTTAAGATGTCTAAAACTGTTAAAAAAGTTGGATGTCTAAATTTAAAAGCGATGATCGAAGAGGATAAATTAATTTTTAATGATTATGATATCATCAGTGAATTAACTACATTCATTCAAAAATCAAATTCATTTGAAGCTGAAGATGGGTGTAATGATGATTTAGCAATGTGTCTTGTAATTTATGCTTGGTTAGTTGTACAAGATTATTTTAAAGAACTGACCGATCAAGATGTGAGAAAAAAGTTATATGAAGAAAAGGAAAATGAGATCCTTCAAGATATGGCACCTTTTGGATTTATTGTTGATGGTGTAAATGATCAATCATCATTTGTGGATAATAGTGGAGATAGGTGGTATACCGATGAGTATGGGGATATGTCATATATGTGGAACTACCAATGATGGATTTAGATAACCAGATAAGATATGGGCATTTATTACTAGTAGATAGGAGATGTAGAGTTTGTGGTGAAATCAAAAATTTAATAGATTGTTTCTATCAAACTCGTAAAGATAGAGGTCCAGTATCATCATCATATTCGTATGAATGTAAGGAGTGTACTGTAAAAAGAATTGCAAAATCAAGAAAAATGCATCCTTTAGTTTTTAAGTGGGAATATCCTGACTGGTAATTGGTTGTTCACGTCCAATTTCCCCCACGTAAAGTAAGTTTTTAATAAATATTTTTTAGAGCAAATCTGAGACTTAGGAGCAAAACATGGCAACTCCTCAATTATCTCCTGGTATATTAGTCAGGGAAGTTGACTTAACTGTTGGGAGAGCTGAAAACGTATTAGATAATATTGGTGCTATTGCAGGACCTTTTAAAAAGGGTCCAGTAAATGAACCAACTGACATTACTACAGAGCAACAATTATTAGATGTTTTTGGTTCACCAACATCTAGAGATAACCAATACGAATATTGGATGAGTGCATCATCATATCTCTCATATGGTGGTATTTTAAAAGTTGTTAGAACTGATGGTGCAGAATTAAAGAATTCTAACGTTTCTGTTGGTGGATCATCAATAGATGTTAAAATCAAAAATTTTGATGATTATCTAACGAATTATTCAACCACATCATCGAGTTTTTATTTTGCAGCAAAAGATCCAGGATTTTGGGCTAACAATTTAAAAGTCTGTATCATCGATGATTTAGCAGATCAAATTATTGGTATAGGAACAACTAATCCTGAAAATTTAGGATTTCAAGTTGGATATGGAGTAACCGTAGACATTTCTGGAAATGTAATTCCTGGAACTGGAACTACAGCAGTTTTTAACGGTTATTTAAAAGGTATTGTTACAAAAATAACCCCAAAATCTTTAGCATCAAATAAATCTGATATTGCTGTAAAGATTATTTCTAGAGTTTCTGCAGCTGGAACTGAATACCCAATTGATTATGCTGAAAATAATCAATTTGCATCATTCCTAGTTGGAAATAGAATCAATTCAATCAATAACATTGGAAATTTAGTATCACCACAGGATTCCGTTGGTTCAGTTGGAGTTACTACTTTCAGTGTTATTGATGGTGAACAAGGTGAAGTTTATACTGGAGTTGCTGGAACCTCTTCTGGTTCTGCTTCAGGAGCGACATTCAACATTACTAGAAATAATACAAATGGTGGTGTACAATCAGCAGTTGTAGTTAATTCTGGACTTGGTTATACTGTAGGAGCAACTATCACTATACCTGGAACTTCAGTAGGTGGGTATAGTCTAACAAATGGTGCAATTAATCAAATCACTGTTGGTGCGGCAACTACATTACTTGCACAAGCAAATACAACTTATTCATCAGTTTCTGGTGTAAGTACTCTTGGAACTGGTGCTTTATTCACAGTCTTCAGAGATGGTGTTGGTGGTATTAGTACTGTAAGTATCACCAATCCAGGTGGATCTTATGGAGTTGGAACTACTGTAAGTATTGCTGGAACTTCTATTGGAGGTTCAACTCCAGCAAATAACCTAATATTAACAGTAAGCACATTGAGAGATGATAAGATCATCTTAACAGTTACAGAATCGCAGGCAAGAGTTGAGGTCATTGATGCTGTAGACTGGTATGGTGAGCAAACTTTAGGATTAGACAACTCCATAGTTTATTGGAAATCTATCGCACCAAAACCAACAACAAACAATTATGTTGCTGAAAGAAACGGTAGAAATGACGGATTGCATGTCGTATTAGTTGATGATAGTGGAGATGTAACTGGTATTCAAGGAAGTATTCTTGAAAAGCACGTTAATTTATCAAAAGCTGCTGACACGATTTCAAGTGTAAATTCTCCACAAAAGATTTGGTATAAGAACTATCTCGCAAATTATTCAAAATATATTTACGCTGCATCAAATCCATCACAAAGTATTGATAATTATCATCGCACAACTCCAACTTCTACTGGATTTTCAACTAGTTTTTCAGTCTATAGCACTGCAGCAGGTTTATGGGATGAAAATGCTCAAGATGTAGTTTTCAGTTCTGTTGGTCCTGTTTGCTATAACTTAACTAACGGTGTTGATTATAGTGTAACTGGAGGATTTAAAGCATCGTTAGGTGATATTCAGTCCTCTTACAGATTATTTGATAATAGAGATGAGATTGCAGTGGACTATTTAATTAATGGTCCTGGATTAGATGATATTGCAGATTCTCAAGCAAAGGCAAATAATTTGATTGCTATTGCTGAAGCGAGAAAGGATTGTGTTGCTGTTATTTCTCCTCATAGAGGAAGCGTAGTTGATATCACTAACTCAAATACGCAAACTGAAAATATTATTGAATTCTTCAGTGCATTAACCTCGTCATCATATGCGGTATTTGATAGTGGGTATAAGTATACTTACGATAGATTTAATAATCTGTTTAGATATATTCCATGTAATGCTGATATTGCTGGATTAATGTGCAGAACTAATATTGTTGCATATCCTTGGTTCTCCCCTGCAGGACAACAAAGAGGCAACATATTAAATGCAATTAAATTATCATATAACCCAAATAAAGCACAAAGAGATAGATTATATCCAGCAAGAGTTAATAGCATCATCAATCAACCTGGTGGTGGTATCATCTTGTTCGGTGATAAGACTGCTCTTGCTTATCAATCTGCTTTTGATAGAATTAACGTTCGCAGATTATTCTTAACTATTGAGCAAGCACTAGAAAAAGCAGCACAATCTCAACTATTTGAGTTTAATGATCAGTTAACAAGAGCAAACTTTGTTAACATTGTGGAACCTTATTTACGTGATGTTCAAGCAAAGAGAGGTGTTTATGACTATCTCGTAGTTTGTGATGAAACAAATAACACTCCTGATGTAATTGATAACAATGAATTTAGAGCAGACATTTATCTGAAGCCTGCGAAATCAATTAATTACATAACTCTTACTTTTGTTGCTACCCGTACAGGTGTTAGCTTTGAAGAAGTCGCTGGAAGAGTTTAATTATTTTAATTAACACTAAAGGAGGAACCTAAAATGACAGCGAGAAACATTAGAACAATCACCGATTTCAAATCTCAACTTGCTGGTGGTGCAGCAAGACCCAATCTATTTGAAGTTGCAATTCCATCATTCCCATCTTTTGTAAATGGTTGGAATGATGAGAAGTTTAACTTCTTATGCAAAGCTGCCGCATTACCAGCATCAAACGTTGCCCCAATTGATGTTCCTTTCAGAGGACGTATTTTGAAAGTTGCTGGTGACAGGACTTTTGATACCTGGACAGTAACTGTTATTAATGATGAAGATTTCCAGTTAAGGACAAAATTTGAGCAGTGGATGAACCAGATGAATAAATTGAGCAATGGAACTGGTGCTACCAGACCAGCATCTTACATGGTTGATGCTTATGTGTATCAACTTGGAAGAGGTCAAACTAAGGAATCCACGTCAAATACAAATTCAGCATCACACAATCCATTAAGAGTGTACAAATTCTACGATATATTCCCAACAAACGTATCTCAAATTGAATTATCTTACGACACTTCAGATACAATTGAAGAATTTACTGTAGAATTCCAAGTTCAGTGGTGGTCTGCTGGTACTACTGGCGATCAAAATGGAACTGAGATTGTATAATAAATAGTATATCAATTTAGTACAACTTTAATAATGGCGAAATTATTTGGATTTTCTATTGACGATAAACAAAAAACATCTCCATCTGTAGTTTCCCCCGTTCCTCAAAATAATGAGGACGGGGTTGACCACTATTTAACTAGTGGTTTTTTTGGTTCATATGTAGATATTGAAGGTGTTTATAGAACTGAATATGATTTAATTAAAAGATATCGTGAAATGGCACTTCACCCAGAATGTGATAGTGCCATTGAAGATATTGTAAACGAAGCTATTGTAAGCGATACTAATGATAGTCCTGTTCAAATAGAATTATCGAATCTAAATGCAAGTGATGGTATAAAGAAAAAGATTAGAGAAGAATTTAAGCGTATTCTAGAGTTATTGGATTTTGATAAAAAGTGCCACGAAATTTATAGGAATTGGTATATTGATGGTCGTCTTTATTATCATAAAGTAATTGATTTAAAGAAACCACAAGAAGGTATTCAGGAATTAAGATATATTGACGCTTTAAAAATGCGTTATGTTAGACAATCTGTGAATAAAGGGACAAAAAATAATAATCAAAAATCACTAAATGGGATTAGTGAAAATCCAATGGATTATGAATTCCCAGAAATTGAAGAGTACTTCATTTATAATCCATCATCACAATCTCCAATTGGAACTGTTAATAGTAGAGTTTCAACTCAAACTAGTGGTGGAATTAAAATTTCTAGAGATGCAGTTTCATATTGTACCTCAGGATTAGTAGATAGAAATAAAGGAACTACACTTTCATATCTACACAAAGCAATTAAATCACTCAATCAACTTAGAATGATTGAGGATAGTCTTGTAATTTATAGATTATCTAGAGCACCAGAGCGTAGAATTTTCTACATCGATGTCGGTAATCTTCCTAAGATTAAGGCAGAACAATATCTTCGTGATGTTATGATGCGTTATCGCAACAAACTCGTATATGATGCATCAACTGGAGAAATCCGTGATGATAAAAAATTCATGAGTATGCTTGAAGATTTTTGGTTACCTCGCCGTGAAGGTGGTAGAGGAACTGAAATCACAACTCTACCTGGTGGTCAAAATCTTGGAGAAATTACAGATATTAAATATTTCCAGAGTAAGTTATATCGCTCGTTAAATGTCCCACCATCAAGAATGGAAGGAGAAGGTGGATTTAATTTAGGTCGTTCATCTGAGATTTTAAGAGACGAACTAAAATTTACTAAATTTGTTGGACGTTTAAGAAAGCGTTTTTCAAATTTATTTAATGATATGCTTAAGACCCAATTAATTCTTAAGAACATTATTACTCCAGAAGATTGGAATATTATGAGAGAGCATATCCAATATGATTTCTTATACGATAATCACTTCTCTGAATTGAAAGAAGCAGAGTTAATGACTGAGAGACTTAATATGGCTGCAACTGCCGAACCATATATTGGTAAGTATTATTCTCAGGATTATGTTCGTCGTAAAATTCTTCGCCAAACTGATGAAGAAATTGTAGAGCAAGATATATTGATTAAGAAAGAAATTAAAGATGGAATTATTCCAGATCCTAATGCCCCAATTGATCCAATGACTGGTATGCCAATGGATACCAGTCAAACTGGTGGAGATAATATTAATGGTGCATCTGGAAAAGTTCCTATTGAACCTTCAGCAGATGAAAAGTCAACTCAAGTTTAGTGATAAATAAAAACAAACATTTTGATTAATTTAAAGCAATGGACGATCTTTTAGACATGATTATTTCTGACGAATCACCCTCACAAGTCAGTGATAAAATTAAAGAATTACTTTTTGCAAAATCTGCAGAAAAGATTGAAGGTTTAAGACCTGCTGCAGGTACTGCATTATTTGGTGGACAAGAGCAATAAAAAACAAAAAATTTAAATTTTTGTTATGGAATAAATATCTTTATAATGACGAAGATTAGGGATAAAAGTGACGCTCAGAAAACCATCAGATCTCTTTAATAAAAAAGAAACTTCTGGAGTTTTTAATTCTCCAGAGGTTTCTACAGAAATCACGGAAACTTATGATCGTTTCCGTGATAACTTTGATAAGGTTAATATTCTATCGGAAAAGGTAGAACAACTATCTCAACAGTTATCTGAGAAGTTGGATAGAACTGACCTTGAGAATGCAATGCTTTCTCAGTTGATGGTTCTTGATGAGAACTTCAAGTCACTTCAGAATCAGGTTAAAGGTCTAAACAAAGAAGATCTAAAAGAATTCAGAACAACAGTTTTAAGTTTGACTGAAATTGTTGAAGAACTTATAGAAGATGAACTACCAAAATTCAAAAAACAATTCACCAAAAATCAAATCAACATTGGTGAAAAGTTTAATGAATTCAAAGAAGTTGTAGAAGAAAATATCTCAAGTATCAAAGAAGATGTAGATATCACGGTACATAACATTGCAGAAGTTATTGATAATAATCTTCAGTATTTTAATAATCACCTTCAAGAGACTTCTGACGAAGTTAAAAGGACAACTAATACTTATAACAAACTCTTCAAAATTGTAGAAAGTAGAGTTTCCAAAGAGAATGAAAAGTTAGAAGAATATTCTCAGGTTATTAAATCTCTTTATGAAGCATTTGTAGAACTTGAGACATCACTTCAAGAAGAAACTTCTACACATCTTCAAGTGATTGAAGAGAAGTTTGAAACTATTTCTTTAGATGTGAGTTATAGGATTGATAATATCAATGAAAAAGTTGGGATTATTAAAGACAAAGTTTCTTCAGATATTTTAAATATCAAAGCAGATGTTGTAATTAATGAACAACATCTGAAAAAATTTGGTGAGAATATTCAAGAATATGATACTCGTTTAGAAGATGTAGATAAGTATCTTCAAGAAAATCATAAAGAATTAGTCGCTCTCAGAGAAGAAGTATTCGCAGAGATTGATCAAATTCCTATTGGAAATCTTCAAGAGAACCTTGATCGTCTTGAGAGGAAGATTGATTTTATTAAAGAAACATATTCTCGCATTGAACCAGAAGTTGTTGTGCAGGAGGTCATCAAAGAAGGACTTCTAAATGAACCACCAAATACAAAGAACTCCGATCCACTCACACCACTTGATCAAAATTTTGTAACTTTAGACCAACTACAACAACACTATCGTCTGTTCCTCAATCGCATCCAACAACAACTCTCCACAATTGGTGGTGGTGGCGAAACAAAATTTAGATACCTGGATGATGTTGTTGGACTTACAACAAATTCAAGTGCTTATGATGGTGGGGTATTGATCTGGAATGCATCTACAAACACCGCAGAATTCACAACAAATATTGGTATTGGAACTACTGGACTTTTAAGTAATGAAACTCTGGATACAGTCACGGACCGTGGAAATACAACCGACAATCAAATTAGTGTTTCCGCACTAAACATTCCAGTTGGTTCTGTTATTTCTGGTATTTCTTCAATTGTTGCTAACATTGGTAATGAAAATCTAAATGTAGTTCTTGAACACGGAGATTATGCAAATTTAGGTATTGGAAGTTATGGTTTAACCTATGGTATTACTGGTGTTCCATATGCAGTTTATGAACTCAAAGCAGTTCCCACACCAATACTTCAGATAGATGATGTGATTGCTGGTGCAGCAATTCCAGTCGGAAGTAAAATTATTGGTATTGGTACTGGTGCATATAATAATGTTATTATTACCGATAAAAACTTTCCAGTAGGAATACCTCTTCCAGTAGAAGATGCAATAATCACTTTTGCACGAGCAACCGTCAATGCGGGGATGTCAATACTTACTGGAAATGATGTTGATATTACTTTGAATGCAGGTCCTGGTGGCAATATTGTTAATCACTCGGACATTCTCCCATACACGACTAATGAATGGTCATTGGGTTCTCCCGCAAAACGATTTAAACAAATCTGGTTTGGAACTGGTACGATTTATGTACAGGACGAAACATTAGGAAATGACCAAGCACTTGGTGCAAAAGACGGAAACTTCTACATTCAAGGTGGTGCTGGTTTAGAAGTTGGTGAATGGATTTTAAGAGATAATACTTTACAGATTAAAGATAGTACTCGTGATGTTTATATTGGACAACTTGGTGCAACTGCAGATATTATATTCAATCGTTCAGTAAGAATTGAAGATAGTAGTAATAGAACATCATTTTATAGTGACCGCACAGGTCGTACTCAATTCTATCCTCCAACTATTCCTGCAGGTGATATTGGTGGAGTAAGTATTATTGGTTCAACTAATGGAGCATATCAACCAGTTATAAATGCTGGTGGAATGTTGCATATTACTGGTAATGATGGTGCAGTAAGTCGTATTACGAATGATGGATTTGGTACTGGAGCATTCCCTGCTTATATCAGTCGTGCTGCTCGTGGAACTGCAGCATCTCCAAGTTCAATAGTTCTTGGAGATATCTTAAGTCGTTATAGTACAGTTGGTTTTGGTACTACTACATTTCCAACTGGTCCTGCAGCAAACAATATAGAAGTTTATGCAAGAGAAAACTTCACAAATACTGCTCAAGGTGCAGAGTATAGATTTTATAATGCCCCGATTGGTTCAATCACAAAGACATTAGATTTAAGAATTAATACTGAAGGATTATCCTTTGCTGGTACAGGTAGCACTAGTGGTATTACTTTCTATGATAATTCACGATTAACATATTTCCCACCCCAAACCGCAGGAACTGTAGATAAGTTCCTTAAGGTCACTAATGTTGCTGGTAATTATGTAATGTCTTGGGAGACACCTCCAACTATTGAAGGTGCTGTTATCTACAAAGGATTATATACTCTTGCAACCAATACACCTCCAATTACAGATGCAACTGGAGAAGCAGGTTGGCAATATACAGTAGTTGGATTTGGTACAACCAATTTTGGATTAAACGGGGACTTATATCTTCAAGATGGAGATTTGTTAATTCATAATGGAACTCATTATGATTTAATTCCTGGTCTAAGAACACAACTTAATTCTGATTGGAATGCTACAACTGGTGTTACTGCAATTCTAAACAAACCAACTATTGTTAATCAAATTATTGGAGGAACTGGAGTTTCAGTATCTCCTGTGAATGGAATTGGTACAGTCACAATTAATGCAACTGGAACACAGGATTTAAATTCAGTACTTACTAATGGAAATACATCAGCACTTGGAATTAATGTTGGAGTTGTATCTGCAACTTCTTACTATGGTAATGGTTCAAGATTAACTGGTATTGTAACCTCTATTATTGCTGGTACTGCAATTGGTGTGGCAGGCACAAATGGGCAAATTACTATTAGTGCAACTCCACAAGTCAATAGTGATTGGACTTCAACAGTTGGTGTCTCTTCTATTCTGAATAAACCAAAAATTGTTAATGAAATTTATGCAGGTGCTGGAATTACAATTTCATATTCGAATGGATTTGGGTCTGGTATCACAACAGTCACGACGACTTATGCACCTGTTGCTGGTATTGCAACCTACGCAGTAATTGCTGGTTATTCCACAAGTGCTGGTATTGCGACTTATGCATCAACTGCAGGAATTGCAACATATGCTGGAACTGCTGGAATATCATCAACATCGCAAGGACTTACAGGTTCCCCAAATATCACTGTTGGAATTGTAACTTCTTCTCAACTTCAAAGCACTGATGGAGGAACATTTGCTGGAGTAGTTACTGCAACTTCTTATACTGGTTCAGGAACTAATCTAACAGGTATTGTAACTTCTATCGTTGCTGGTACTGGTATTACTGTATCAAATTCAACTGGACAAGTTACAATCAATGCAACTGGAGCTGGTATTGGTCAAACTGGGTATTATGGTGCTTTTTATGATACTACTTTACAGACAAATGCTGGAATTTCTACTTGGAACTTTGTAAGTATCGGTAATACATATTCTTCAAATGGAGTTAGTATTGCATCCACAAATAGAATTACTTTTGCTTATGGTGGAGTTTATGCAATCAATTATGACCTTCATTTTAGGAATACCAATACAAGTATTCAAAATGTTGATGTTTGGTTCAGAAAAAATGGAGTAGATATTCCAAACAGTAACTCTGGATATAACATTGTTGCAAAAGGAACTGGTCCAGATGGTCTTTTATTAGCGTCACTGCAGTATATTGTAACTGTAAATGCCAATGATTATATTCAAATTTTATGGAACGGAAATCACGCAGGTATCGCACTTACAACAACTGCGGCACAATCATCTCCAACTATTCCAGTGTCTCCAAGTGCAATTATTGGTGTTACTCAAGCATCTAATGTTCTTGCAAATACTCAAGATTTGAATACAACATTAGGTTATGGAAATACTTCATCTCGTGGAATAAGTGTTGGAGTTGTAACTACGACAAAACTTGATTGTACTGATGGTGGAACATTTATTGGTGTAGTTACTGCAACTTCTTATACTGGTTCAGGAACAAACTTGACTGGCATTGTAACTTCACTTATTGCTGGTTCAAATATAAGTCTTTCTGGTTCTACTGGACAAGTTACCATCAATGCAACTGG